CCATACCGGTTGCCAACAACATCATTACCGTTGATGGAAGTCAGATTACTACCCTTGCTCAGGCGCTTTCTCTGTGCCCATCAACCGGATGCACTGTGGACATGCGTGGTAATGCTTCGGCCCTAAGTTTAGGAACCATAGATGTTGGTAACAACGGAAAAGCTCTTACATTGCTACTTGGACCTTTTAGCTACACTGCTACGCAGATTGTTCTCCGCACGGGAACTAAGATATTTGGTATGGGTGCCACAACAGGTACAACACTGGGAACGAGTATAACCGCTACAAGTACCACTAATCCCCTAATTATTTCTTGTACTTCTTGTTCGACTGACCAACCTTCTGCTCATGTTGAATTGAAGGATATCAATCTATTCGGGGCTTCTAACGGTTCCAATACCAGCGACGGTATTTTCTTCGACTCTTCGGTATCGACCAGTGGACTTGGCGGTGTTTGGTACTCACTTTTTACCGATGTCAACATTTTCAAGTTTGGAGGAGTAGGTATTCACTTAAAGGGTCCTTCTACCGCAGGGCATAACGGCGACAATCAGTGGATTACATTCATCAATACCAACGTATTCAGGACTCAAAATGGTGGCAATGCCATGCGTATTGAGGGCACTAATAACTTCGTTACCTTTATCAACGGTGAACTGGATGGATACTTGGGAAATGGTGGCATAGATCCATCGGCTACGCCGAACATATTCATCGGCGGTGGTCCGGGAACTGCAAGTGCGGGAGCGCCATACATCATAGATTTCATTGACACCGCCATACAGGGTTCCAACGTGCTGGTACAGATTGACGGTGGATACAGCATTAAGTTCGATCATTGCCACCATGAACAAGCAAATGGCGTGTTTCATATTACTCAAAATCAGAACGGCTCCGTTGTTCCCACCGTGGGACTTCTCATTGACGGTGAATCGTTCAACGGAAACGTAGGACTCAACTCCGGTAACGGATATATTATGCAGTTGGATTCCGGAGTTACCGCTACTAACGTAGCTCTAAGGAATTCCGTATATGTTACGGCCAGCGCTGCTCCAGATCATTGGATAGTGAACAATGCTACGGATACCTCTGGACTGGACTTCTCCAACAATAGTTATGGTGGCTCAGCTGGAGCCGGAGCCGCTGGTACATATATTGCGGTTGACGGAGCGCTTCAAGCTTCTGCCAACGTATCATTTACAAGCATGGGAACAGGCGCATCTGTTACATCTATAAAGGGAACCGACAAAGCATTTACACTTGTTTTCTCAACTGGTACGGGATCTCCGTCCAATGGCGGAGGTATTACAATCAACTTTGCCAGCAATTTCAGCTTTCCTCCGGTATGCATGGCCAATAGGGCCGATTCACAGGCGCAGCAATTCAATTACATCTACAATCTTCCTGGATCAAATACCAGTGCTACGTTTACAACTAGCGGGACTGCTCCGTCCGCTAGTACTTCCTATGCAATGAGTGTTATCTGCGTGGGTAAGCCCAACTAACATGGCTCCACGTCAACAATTCACCCTGACGCAGATACAGGGGATGTTCTACGACCGCGTTCAGCGGTCTCCATTCTTTGCAAATAGCGAAGTTACGGGATTCATAAACGAAGCCTTGCGTGTTTGGTCGTGTCTAACGGGATACTGGAAACAGCGCATTGTGATGACCACATTGCCATCGTTGCCGTACTACAGCCTTGCTGGATTCCTGTCTTCCGGTATGCACATAGAGTGGAACTCCAAACCACTAGATCAATCCAGCGTGACTAACTGGGATAAGGGATACCCGTTGTGGGAAGGACAACCCGGCACACCGCTAGAGTGGGCGCCCATAGGTATCAGCCTAATCGGCATTCGTCCCGCAGACATTGCTGGTGGAAATTCACTGGTAATTGACGGCCTAACAGTGGCTCCAACGCTATCGGCTCCGGGAAGTTTCATAGATATCGGTGCCGAGGAACTTAGCAGTTTGCTAAGTTACTGCCAGTACCTAGCGGCATTCAAGGAAGGTGGTGCGGAATTCGAAGCTGCCATACCGCTCTATCAAGGATTCCTCAAGGCAGCTTCGGTAAAGAACGAGAAACTATTGGCATCTGCTGTATTCAGGAAGGCCATGGGCATGGATACAGACCTTGCGGGACAACGTCCAAGGCGTACTAAGTCTCAATTACAGCCTGTAGGAGAGCGATGATGAAAAGACTTTTTACACTGTTACTTCTTGCCAGCGCGGCATTCGCTCAAGACTACACGACCACACCCAACCTCGGCTTGAAGCTGCCCAAGCAGGGATCAACCAACTGGGGTCCGTATGTTAACCAGGACTTTACCACCCTTGATGCTGCCGTAGGTCAATTCAAGGGTGGATTCGTCACCGTACCGTTCAGTGCTACACCGGTATTTAATCTTACTCTTGGTAATACGTTTCAGCTTACGCTTAGTGGCAATGTAACTTCATCTACGGTGAATCAGCCCGGTATCACTGCCGGTCAACTTCTATATTTAATCGTATGCCAAGACGGTTCCGGAAACAGAATCTTTACATTTCCGGCAAGCTTCCTGGCACCACTTCCATCGGTTACGGTGGTAGGTAATCAGTGTACTGCCACAACTTGGATATGGAGTGCACCTCTAGCCAAGTGGGTATCTACCGGCGCCGGAGGAGGAGGTGGCGGAGGAGGCGGTGGAAACCCGGGCGCTCCCAATCTGTCATTGCAATACAACAACGGTGGAGTACTTGGTGGAAGCAATATTCTATTTACCTCTCCTGGAACCTATAGTTCAACAATAGATACTTCAATTTCACTTCTTTCATCTGACAGCTTGAATTCCATTTCTTTATCTGCGGATTCAAATATTCCAGCAACTCCGGGTGGGGCAGCATTTATTAGATCAAATGTTTCTGCGGCGCCATCAGCTTATAGCTTCGTATCCGCTACGGCAATTGGGGGAACTCAAACGGGTGGCAATTGCTATGGTGGAGGAGCAGGAAGCCCTCCATGTGCCGTTGGTGGATTCTTTAATGTTGGCGATCTTGCCGGAGATACAAATAATGGTCAGGACGCAGTAGGTGCAGATGTAAGTCTTACGATGAGTAAAACATCGGGGAGCATGAACAACGTATCTGGAGTTGCCATACTTACTCCAAGGAATGCTCTGGGCGGTTCAATTGCCGAAACTGCCACTAATCTATGGGGAGTAAAGATTCAAGACCTTGGTGGATTTGGCACTACAGATCAAGCGGCCATAAAGATTGATTCACAAACCGCTGGTTCCGGTACAAGCTATGCAATAGAAGCCTCGTCTGGTTCCGGGCTTAGCTTACTCAACGATGGTGTTCAGTCTAGCTTCTTTAGGAAGGGTGCGGCAACTCCTGCGGCGGCAACCGGCGATGTTCGCTTGCCCAACAATGAGAGTGTATGTTGGCGCAACTTTGGAGGGTCCGGAGACAATTGTATTACCAGCAACGCTTCGGACCTATTCAATTTCTCAACCGGTATCACCGGAACTGGAAGCACGGGAACCCTTACACTGGGCACTGGTGCCACAAACACTGCCAACACATGGACCGCTAACCAGACTCTTTCCAATGGTACTGAGTTGCGCTTTATCTCGTCTGACTTATCTCACTATGCCGGATTCAAAGGCGGGGCCAGCGTAAGTAACTTAGTATGGTTATTCCCAACCACCGACTCTAGTGGTACACAATGCTTGGCATCTAACGGTTCCTTACAGTTGTCGTGGTCCGCGTGCTCTGCTGGTACGGGCACACCTGGTGGCGCAACTACCAACGTTCAGTACAACAACTCTGGCTCATTCGCCGGTTCTGGTAACTTCACATTCGATGGTACAGGACTAGTGGGCATAGGTCTGGCCAACACTACCCTAGGAAAACTTAAGCTTTTCGGTTCAACCAGCGGCGATGTAACCATTCAGCCGCAAGCGGTGGCGGGCACGGCCACGGTACTTACTGCTCCCAATACCACCGGTACGATTGCAGATGGAGCCAGCGTTCCGCTAGTTCTCTCAGTTACCACGGGTAACCTGACTTGTCCTACCTGTACCACCAATGCTGCAGCTCTTACTGCCAATCGAATCGTTCTTGGTGGCGGGGCTCAGGCTACCACCGTACTTGGTTCTCTAGGAACTACTACTACCTTGTTGCATGGTAATGCCGCTGGAGCACCAACTTTCGGTGCCGTAGGTCTTACTACCGACGTAACCGGTGTATTACCAGTGGCCAATGGTGGTACGTCTGGAGCTACGGCTGCGGCAGGATTCGACGCCTTGGCGCCAACTACGACACAGGGTGATTTGATTATTCGCGGTGCCAGTTCAAACGTTAGGCTACCAATCGGAGCCATTGGAACCTGCTTAGTATCCAATGGAACAACGGCTGCATATGGATCTTGCGCATCTGGCACAGTTGGTGGTTCTGCTACTGCGGGACAAGGAACATTCTGGACTGGAACGGGAACCATTGGAGGCAGTTCCAACTGGCTGTATTCCTCTTCAAGCGGTCACAGTACGATTCAAGGTGCCAACAACACTGACTTGTTTTACGGACAGCGCTTTACCGACTCCGCACCAACCGGTAACCTATTTCACTTCCAGAATGCCGCTGCCAATGCTGATGTTGCCAAGCTTGACGTTAATGGCAATCTTACCATTTCCTCTGTGACTTTTAATGGTGCAGGTGCCGCCGGGGCGATTAATCTATTACAGGGTACGACGCCAGCATTGATAGCCAATACCGTACAGTTAGTTGCTCCAACAAGCGTTGCGGCTGGCGGTATCCAGTATCTATACCCCGGCACGCCTGCCAGTGGATTCATTCGCTGGACCAATCTTACTGGCACAGAAACTGGAGCTCTTACAACTGCCTCGGGTACAGGCGCATGCGTTGTAGGAACCTATGTAACAACACTCAATGACAATGCGGTTCCAACATGTTCTCCACTGGTTGCAGGAGGATTCAGTTCCCAGGCTGCAAATACCTTTGTTGCAGCTCCCAGTGGTGTTGCCGGACTTCCTACGTTTAGAACGATTGTTAACGCCGATCTTCCGGCCATTGTATTGACCAGCGGAGTTACTGGAACGCTTCCAATTGCCAATGGAGGAACAAACGCAACCACGGCATCTGCGGCGTTCAATAATCTATCTCCAATGACTGCTGCAGGAAGTTTGATTTACGGTGGTACCAGTGGTGCTGGAACTGAATTGGTTGCCGGTACAGCCAACCAGGTACTACATAGTGGTACTACTCCATCGTGGGGTGCGGTAGCATTGGCCACACAGGTTAGTGGTACGCTGCCAATTGCCAATGGTGGTACCGGGCAGACTACCGCAGGAGCGGCATTTAATGCGTTAGCCCCTGCAGCCTCGGCCAATGCGGTATTGTATGCCACGGGAAGTAACACTTGGGGACAGTTGCCGGCGGGTAATGGATGCTTACAAGAAGTTAGTTCCGGCACTCCAACGTGGGGTACTTGCGGAGGTGCCGGAGGAGCTAACTGGGATACTATCGGAAATCCTGGAAGCGATTTGTCACTTTTAATGGGCACTAATAACACCCTATTTACATGGGGTGTGATGGTAAGCGCAAGGAATGCATTTGAAATGGTAGACGGTGCATCTACGAGTACTGGAAGCTTGCTTAGCCTGCATACCGGCGCTACGTCAACAATGAAACCTTTAACAGTTACTGCCAAGGGTACGGCTAACGGTGTTCAGATGAGCAACGTTGGAAGTTTGGGAGTAATAGGTACCGGCCATATCGTAGCCGATCAACTATCAAGGACAATTACAACCACTACGCCATTGACTATCGGTGGCGGAGCAAGTGCCGATCTTACCGCAGACCGTACACTGGCATGTTCTACTTGCGTAACCAGTTCTTCGGCATTGTCTAACGGCGCTATCGTTCTTGGTTCCGGTGGAGGTCAGGGTTCTGCAACTGATGCAAATATTACAAGTACAGGAGCTGGAGTATTAACCATTGCCAATACGGCTACGAACACAGTTCCTCTTACGGTCAATGCTCCAACTGCGCAGACCAGTGATTTGTTAGATTTGAAAGTCAATGGCACCAGGCAATTTTATGTAACCAATACCGGAGGATTTGTTGGACTTGGTAACTCGGTCCTTGGTGGAACATTGAACGTAGGCACTAACGGTGGCACGGGTGGTGCCTTAACTCTTAATGGCGCTACCAGCGGTGCTTGCACCATCAACGTTGCTTCTACTGGTGGCCTGGGCCTTGGCATGTGCGGGACTAGCGTTACGCCGGCTAACCTTGTTGTGGCATCTTCTCCCGGAGCAGGTATCGCTCACTTTGCCGGAAGTACGCAGACGGTTACATCGTCTTCCATCGTGGCAGCCGACATAACCAGTGGAACCATTACTGGTACGCAGATTGCTTCCTCGGTTGCGTTAGCTGGAACACCTACAGTTACCGCTGGATCAATAACCGGAACAGTTGCCAGCGGTACATCGGCAATGGGGACTGCATCAATTTCTTCCGGTGCTTGTGCCACCGTAGTTACCACATCTGCCACTGGAACAGCGACTACGGATGTGATTCAATATACTCCCAACGCTGATCCTACGGTACTAAATGGATACGGAGTTTCATCTACCGGGTCACTCTACATCTGGGCATATCCTACCGCCAACAACGTAAATTTCAAGGTATGCAATAACACCGCAAATCCGATTACTCCATCGGCATTGACACTAAATTGGAGGGTTGTACGGTAATGATTAGGTTTCTTTCTCTGCTGTTCATCTTATCTCCAGCATTTGCGCAGATGCCTATGGGCGGAGTTACCAGTAGCGCATGCGGTCCGGTGACTAGCGGACATGTGTACAACACTACGTTTCCCCTTACCGAAGTTCCAATTTCAGAATGCGGTAACTGGACGAATGGCGGCGCATTCGGCTGGAACAACGTTAACACTACAACCAATCTGGCTTACGGAACACAGTCTGGGGCAAGTAACGATTTCAAGGATTCCACCGCACTGCTTGGTGGGACATGGGGAAACGACCAACAAGTTTCTTTTATCATCAAGAATGGCAATCCGGGAACATCACAACAGGAAATAGAAGCGAGGTTAAGAAGCCATCTGGCATCTAATAGTTCAACTGGGTATGAAGCTGATTTCATCATAAGTCCAGCCGCTAGTTGTGGTGCTCAAAATGTCCGTTGGAATGGAGCAGTGGGTAATTTCACGGTTCTTGGTAATCAACCGATGACCTGTCCAGTAACCGGGGATACGTTCACCACCACAATGATTGGTACAACGATGAAGCTGTATTCTAATGGTCTGCTATTAGTAACCAGTACTGACGCTACCTACGCTTCTGGCCAACCAGGGATGGGGCAGTATTTTTTCGGTACTGGAGCAACTGGAACGGACTTTGGTCAGAGTTCGATGCGTTTCACAGATAAGCCGTTACATTCGGTAGCGCATACTTCGAAAGATAATACCTCTACGGCGGTTGCACTTACAGCCATTAATACAACCGGAGCTACGGAGATTGTAGTGGTGGTGTTTTGGAATTCAACCACTAGAACAGTTACCTGTACTGGCAGTACATCCGGGGCTTTGTCCGCCATTACCGGCCCTACCACGATTACTGGATTGTCTAACTACCGCATGGAGATATTTCACAAGGACAATCCCACAACGGGAGCATCAGACGCTATCACCTGTACGCTATCAGGTTCTGGAAACATAGATATCGGGGCTGCCGCTAGTGCGATTATGGGGGTTTCTGCTGTCGATCAAGCCCCGGCTATTCATGTCGCTACGGCTGCTACGGCTGCTGCTACGACAACCTCGACAACTACAGCGGTTGATGAGTACTTGATAGGCGCATGCGTTCTCGGGGGCAATTTGACATTAGGTAGTCAAACTACCCAATTCAGCTTGCTAGAGAATACCAACTTCGGTGGGAATGCTTTCTATGATGGCATCTCTGTTAAGTTGCAGACCATTGCATTTAGCGTAAGTCAAGGTGCGTCAAATCCATACGGTTGCTGGGCTGGAACATTCAAGTGATGAAGCGCCTCCTATTGCTCTTGTTTCTTTCTCCGCTAGGGCTTCTGGCGCAGGTTCCTACGCCGAATACCAACTATCAGACGAACTTTCCACTCACGCAGAATCCAATCTCCGAAGGCGGTAACTGGCTGAACGGCAACACGAACGGCGGCGGTAAGTGGGGCAACGTACAGACTACGCCAGGAATGGTATTTGGGACGGTAGAGAGCGCTGGATGCCCTGGAACGGCTACGCTTTGTAACGACAACACTGCAGTCCTTACAGGTACTTGGCAATCGACCCAGATGGCCATGGCTACGGTTAGGATTGCCAATAGTAGTGGCCTTACTTCTGGTGCGCATGAGGTAGAACTACGACTACGAAGCACCATCAACGCTACCGGTGGTGGAACAAACTCAGGATATGAGATCAATTGTTCAGTGAACACTGGTAATCCCTACGTTCAAATCGTTCGATGGAATGGGGCGTTAGGTAGTTTTTCTTTACTTAACTCCCAGAGTCCAGGCTCTGCATGCGCGAATGGTGACGTGCTAGCAGCTACTGCCATAGGATCGACTATCAGCGTATATAAATCCTCCGGTGGAGGATCTCTTGCATTAATTTTTAGCGTTACAGATTCAACGTTCAGCGGCGGATCTCCAGGCGTAGGATTCTTCAACAACAACGACACAAATCAAAGTTTCTTCGGCTTCTCGAACTTCACCGCATGGGATGGGCCCGCTGCTGCGCAGATGATTCTTCCAGCCACATGTAGCCAAGCCAACGTGTCATCGGCGCTAACAAGCATCGCCAATGATGGCAGCGTGGTGCTAATTCCCCCTGGTACTTGTTTGTGGGCTTCAGGGATTAACTATACGCAGACTAAGACGTTCGTGCTCGCGGGAGCTGGGGCAATTTCAGGCGATGGCAGCGGAAGTAACACCAGTGGAACGGGCTTCGACAATACCATTATTCAAGACGGCGCTGGCGGCAATAATGTTCTGACGTTTACGTTCATTAACGGGAAGTCCTCTAGGATAACAGGATTCGCACTAGCCGAAGGGTCCGGAGGAGCAACTAAGAATGGCGCACAACTCCAACTAGGAGGCTCGTCCGTATCGACCCGTCTTGACCATATGCACTTTAATCAGCTTCATGGCGGGTCCGTGGTTCAAGTAGAAGGATGCGTATATGGAGTTGGGGATCATAACCAGTTCGATGCCATCCTTTCTGAAACAGCCTTTAGCTTTAGGTATCACCACGGCAACTGTAATGGGGACACAACCAACAACGGAAATGGTACTTGGGCCGCTGCCGATCTCTGGGGGAGCAGTTCATTCTTCTATACCGAGAATAACAACTTTCAAATGTTGCCGTTGAATGCGTCCGCTGGCGCTCATAACTTCGACTTTGATTGTGGCCGTGGTGGTCGTTTCGTGTTCCGCTATAACTACAGCGGGTTCCGCATGATAACGCAAACCCACTTCGATCCCGGAGGAAGCCCCAACGTTCCCATTCGCCCTTGCCGCGCTCACGAAGAGTACAACAATATCTTTGCTTGGAGCACCAGTCCAAGTACAGACAGCGGGGGAATGCTTGAAGATAACGAGTCTGGCGCAGGATTGTTTTACAGCAACACTATCAGTGCGCTGACCACTGTACAAAGGGTGCAGATAACTCGCCAGAATAATGCTACGTATACATGGGCAGCGCCTCCAAACGGATGGGGCTACTGTGGTACTGCTAACGGACCAAGCAATTGGGATGAAAATACGGGCAGCACGGGATACAGATGCTTGGATCAAGTGGGAGCGGGGCAGGGCGATCTCCTAACCAATACTGCTCCAAACAACAACCCCACAACGAATAGCACTACGGGATGCGTTTCAAGCCAATCATGTGCATGGCCACGGGAAGCACTTTCCCCTTGGTATGTGTGGAATAACGCATTTTCCCCGGTACCAAATGCTACGAATCATTTATGGGCTGATTTCAATTCCCCCACTCCAGTTGTGGAAAACAGGGATTATTATCTCAGCCTTCCCAATGTCAATGAACCAGGAACGTTTACGGGCGCAACCGGAATGGGCTGCGGACCTACCGCAGCGGGACTTTGCACTACGCCCGTAGCGCGTCCCGCCACTTGCACGGCGGGGCCGACGACGAACAGCCCGTACAACACACCAGGCTCGCCAGGGGTCGGCTACTGGGACAACAGCACAACTCCGGGCAAACTGTACGTCTGCACGGCCACGAACACTTGGACCCCGTACTACACGCCGTACACTTACCCACATCCTTTGGTTGGCGGGGCAGCTCCTACCATAGTTATTCCAACGGTAACAACAACAACGGCTACGAGTATAACGACTACAACGGCATCTTCTGGCGGAACGGTGACATCCAATGGAGGAGACCCTAACGGAATTTCCTCCGAGGGTGTATGCTACGCAACAACGGCGAATCCAACTTCGCCCTGTACTTCGAACGGTACAGCAAGTCCATTTACCAGTTCCATATCTGGATTGACAACCAACACCCTATATCACTACAGGGCTTTTGCAGCTAATACTGCAGGTACTGGATTTGGAAGTGATCTTACATTCACCACACTAAGCAATGGAGCAGTTCCTCCTTCGTTCAGTCCGGCGCCAGGAACATATACAACCCCACAGAACGTAGTGCTTACAACAACTACTCCCGGGGCGCAGATCATCTATACCATGGATGGTGACGTTCCAACGTCTACCAATGGAGCGTTCTATTCCAGCTACGGACCCATAGTTGTTTCGTTTACCGATACGATCAAGGCATATACTACTGCTCCCGGATTCGTGGATAGTCCGGTTGTTACCGCAACATACACGATTAATCCCGGTCCCGGACCTCAGCAGAACTACACGGTTCGTACCGATAAGAACGGTGCAGCTCCGGAAGATTGGACAACAATACCTATTCCCTGTTCTCCTGCGCCGTGTAACTTTGCCGTATCGGATGTTAACGCAGGTATGATGTACACCAAACTAAGCGACTATAATTTCCCTGCCCCTTCGTCGTTTGGATTCTACTATGGAATGGTTAATTCCAAGGTCAATCAGTGGGAGATGAACGATAACGAATTTGTAATTAATGAAAATCCCGGTGGTGGACTAATCGTTCTCAAGTTTGATCCCGTGGCGCAGACGGTATCCAAGGTTAACTGCACGCGCAGCGCTTCAGGTTGCAACGATGGTAACAATCTGTTCATCAACCTAATTACAAATGCTACGTATCTTAACAATCAACCCCATAAATTAATTGGATTCAACCGTTTCACCCGTTCGATGTTGACTACGGAAGATTATACGGCGATGTTGACCAATCCGACTGGTTCGCCAATCCTAACGGATATAACTGCCAGCACTGCCGTGAATTGTCCTGGAATACCAACATCTAAAGTAAATGCCAACAACACTGGTAACCTAGTTGTCAGTGCGGACGATCAAAAGGCTGCTGAAGGCTACGGTGGTGGACAGAACGCCTTTATGCTTCTGTACTTTTTTGATGCAACTGCTAATGCAGGAGCTGGTGGTTGCCGCTGGTTTGACACTTCCACTGGAACAATAGGTGGAAGCTATGGACCTACGGGATCTGTTCAATCATTCGATGATAACGGAAATCCTATAGCATGGATAAACAACAGTACCATCCACAGTCTGGATCTTGATCGCAGCGGGACACTCCTTAGCTGGCAATTTTTAACTGATCCCGGAGGGCCAGCTTGCGTCAACAATACGAAGCAGTGCGAAGATGCATGGCGTTGGGACGTTACTAGTCTTAGGGCGTATAGACTTAATTACAACAGAACACCACAACACATGTTTGGCCACGACGTTGCACTTTATAATGGTTGGGCATGGGGTTGGTATGGTCTATCTACATTTACCACTGGCATCATCAGCGTCCCGGGCATAAACCTGATCCCGATTCTTGGTAACAACGCTACTGGAGATCTTCCTACGGCATTCAACGTATTCTGTTGCGACTCGCACGAGAACGGAAACAACCAATTACCGGCTGTAATACCGTCATCGTTCTTCGGAATGCATGTGGCATATGGAACTACTTCCTATTCGACGCCAATTTTGCCACCTATCATTGTTGGTGAGCAGGGTAAACCGGCTGGTACCAACTGGCCCTATCTTGAAAGCGCTAGGGGAACTTATAGCTTTACTAACTTGGATAACGCAATGGTTTTTTCCCAGGCTAATAATGCTCCTCTGTTTTATAGCTTTGAGGATGAGCCCATATGGGCCGTGACCGATACCAGCGGTTGCGTTGCTGGGGCTGGAGGGACCCAGAAATGTCCCTCTGCACCTTCAGATTTAACCGTTAGTGCCGCTTGCCAAGCTCCATTGCTGGGCACAACTACAACGGATTGTCAGTTAAAAGAGTTCGTCACTACCCTGGTGCAGCGTTATAAGAGCACTGGGACTCAAACAGGATGCACTGCCGGCAATCCGCAATGCAATGGCGTAATTCCACTATATGAATCGTGGAATGAGCCCATAGGTCTTGGTACCGGTGGAGTTCTAACCAATGCTCAGCTTGTAACCCTATCAACAGACTATCTAAATACTATAAGAGCTAATGATCCTAATGCCAAGGTATGTTCTCCGGCATTCACCATCAGTGCGGCTTTGCCGTCTCGTTCTACGCTGATGCAAAACTTCTTCTCTGGCGGTGGTCCCACAACTTACGACTGCTACGATTTCCATATCAATGAAACTACTCCAGAAGCACAGATTGCGGACATAAATACGTTCAAAGCTAACTTGACTACGGCAGGTGTTGTTAATCCTACCATCTATGCCACGGAAGCTGGACGCTGGGGTGGATGCGCTACGTCCGTATCTGGCATGACGCAGCAAGCTTACATAGGCAGAATTGAATTGTTATATGCCAGTAACAACGTCAAGCGTCACTACTGGTACGCCTATGACATCTGCCCTGGCTTAACAAATCAGCCTGGGACTTCAACTCTCAATGCTGCTGGTATCGGATATGGCAACGTAGAAAGTTGGATGATTGGGGCCAACCTATCTACTCCGTGTGCTGCCAATGGCACGGTGTGGACTTGCGGCTTGACCCGTCCAAGCGGATATAGAGCGTTGGCGGTGTGGGATACGTCGGGTAGCAGTACCTTCTCGGTTCCCAGTCAGTACACTCAATTTCAAGACCTGGAAGGGAATACTACTGCGGCCGGAGCTACGATAACTATTGGTACTGAACCCATTCTATTGGAGAACGGAACTATACCATCTAACTTGGCAGGACCGTATCCACTCAACCCCGTGGTATGGGCTCCGTACATGGACGTGAATCCTCCAAGTCCATGGGTTGATGAGTTTCTAGCTACAACACTGGATGGATTCAAGACTACTTACAGGTTTGCTCATTTGTTTGATCGATACCACGAAGATACGCAGGGACATAAGGACTTTACGTCTTCGGCTCTGTGGCAGATATCTCATGATGGACAGTGGATCATATGGGCTTCCGACTGGACAGGTACGAGGGATGATGCGTACCTTGTATCCTTGAATCCTACAAACTCGGTAGCTGCTCCTACGTTCAGTCCTGTTGGCAATGCAACTTATGCAGCAACGCAGAACGTAACTATACTTACTGGACCACTGGATACCGGCGTTACCGTGCATCATTGCTTCGACAATACACCATTGACTCCGTGTACACCCAATGTTACCGGGACCACGGCAACAATAAATTCCACGGGATACTTGAGGGCTAACGTTACTGCAGCCGGTAAGACTACCAGCGCAACTTCGTCAGCTCTTTACAGTATAGGTTCAGGTCTAGCTGTTCCAACGTTTAATCCGTTGCCAGGGGTCTATACCACAACTGGAATGAACATTACAATGACTCCGCCAAGCGGAGCAACGGTATGTTTCACAATTGACGGATCAACTCCCACTGATGATGGCAATGGAAACTGCCTCCATGGAAACATTTTCCCGAATCCTATTCTATACAATCCGCTTCCTCCGCAAACGCTAGCGTGGCCAAACTGTATATCACCGTGCAATATTAATGCCATAAGTATTCAGGTTGGACAAACAGCTTCGGTTATGACAACCGGAACCTTCACTACGTCATCCGGAACGGTTGCCTCGCTTACTCCAGCCACGCTGGCATTCGGGAATCAGAACATAAATACGACCAGTACGGTGCAACTGGCTACGCTTACCAATACCGGAACAAATTCCGTGACCGTTTCCGCCGTTACAATAGCGGCAAACTTCGCACGTAGCGGTGGAACATGTTCTCTAACTGTTCCATTCACACTGGCAGTGGGGGCAAGTTGCACCATAGGGGTTAACTTCACTCCAACCGTGGCTCAGAATTACAACGGAACATTGGTCGTAACTTCCAATGCTCCTACGCTAACTACCAATCTTACTGGGACTGGAACAACTCCGGCGCAGCCAACGGCAACATTACTGCCAACAACGATGGCGTTCGGAAATCAAGCTATAAACACTACCAGTTCTCCCATCTCCGCCACATTGACAAATACAGGTACGGTCAACGTTAACGTAACAAGCGTAACGGTGTCTCCTAGTATTTTTGCAGAATTAACTACTGACACTTGTCCTAATGCACCGTTTACATTGCCGCCAACCACTAATAACTCTTGTACCATTGCGGCTACGTTCACTCCCACCGCTGCGCAGGCTTATAGCGGAACATTATCAGTGGCTTCCAACGCGCCTACGCTGACCGTCAATCTTACCGGAACGGGAACCAATACCGTTGCAACATCGACGCTAACTCCTGCTTCTTTTAACTTTGGACAGGGCTACATTAATAGTTCGAATGACAAATCAACGTTTACATTTTCCAATACTGGATCGGTTGATATCACCGTTTCTAATGTCATAGTTTCTGGAGCAGACTTTGTATACAGTGGCGGAACGTGCCCCAACACCACTCCAACTACTCCATTTACGGTTCCTGCGGGAACCTCTTGTTCATTCATTATTACATTTACTCCGCTATCTCCCGGTAATAAGAGTGGATCGCTTTCGGTAAATAGTAACTCATCAAATGCCAGCCAGTCTTCGTTCTCTGGCGTAGGAATTCCAGTTCAAGTATTCACCGGCTCTGGTTCGGTAAGCGGAAACGGTTCCGTAGTGGTGAGACCATAATGGGATGGGGTCAAGGCAAGTACGGATGGGGCACCTTCGGATCTGCTGCGCCACAGTATGATGTGACGGATCAAGATGTGCTTTCTAATGTGCAGTTGGCATTGATAGAACCAACCAATGGCGGAGCATCGTTCCAGTCCGGTATATGGACCCAATCGCAGGCATTGGATTATCTCAACCAGAGACAAAACAGGTTCCTAAGTGAAACGGGATTAACGGTCATGGTTACTTACAATGCTGGGCAAGCTAATCAGACTCGGTATCCCGTTCCCGTAAACACAATAGATATACGTAGGGTTGCCTGGGCCAACGTGGATTCGTCTATGACCTATGTGGAACTACCAGTTGCTACGGCGTGGGAAATGGATCATGGGCGTAGCAACTGGTCTACGGCAACGTCTAAAAGTCCTTCGGTATACATGGAAGATCATCTACCTTCGTTGACCATTGAGGTTAATCCTGCGCCGCTGGATAATGGCGAGATAGAACTGATAGCCGTGGCGCAAGGTACCCAGGTGGATGGTAGCGGTCAGTTTCTTTCTGTTCCCGATGACTATACACCGTATATTAAGTGGGGAGTATTGGCTGATATGCTATCAGGAGAGTATGAAGGTAACGACCCGATACGCGCAAAGCATTGCGAAGAACGATTTGCCGAGGGAATAGAGCTGGCTAGGATATTAACGGGAGAAATGTAGGAGATTCTGGTGGCAACTGAACTACAACATGACGGATCAAAGTTCGCCTTGGCTGGACTGGACTTAAACGTTCCGGTAGATCTCGTTCCGCCCACTAAGTATTCCCAGGCTACCAACGTACTATCCAGGATTGAAGGGCAACTACAGGGAAGAGATGGGATAGACAAGATAGCAACGATTGATCCCGGCGTACCTATTCATACCATCTTTAGATTGACACAGCCCAACCCCAGTGTTATTGGCGAAAGGCTTGTCGGTGCAGGATCATTACTATTCACTGCTCCTCTGCCTGACGGTAATTCCTTTTCTCAATTGACCGGTGGACCTTCGTTTGACGGAAGTCCACTTTCTATTATTCAGTTTTCATTCGATGCCGACCCCGCTGTATGGGCAATCATTGCCAATAGCGCCGGGATGATGAAGCGTAGAGCAGGATATTACCAACAACTTGGCATAGCTCCACCACTTAACCAGGCCACGGCCGTTGCTGGAACTATTCTTCCAGGTAATCTAAATTCTACTACTGGTACGCCATACGATTGGCGCTATACGTATGTAAATACCGTAACCAATAGCGAAGGAAATCCTTCGCCCATAATGAGTACGTCTCAGGAGATCAAGCGTCCTACGGCGAACCTTGATCCAGATCCGAGGTTGGGAGGTTCGGCGTTCATTAATCCTGGCAATGCCTACGATGGAGTTAATTCAACTGCCGCAACCAATGCCGGTGTAGGACAGTTTGCGGCTTCCATGAGGGTCCTCAGTATTCCTGCTACAACTAATCAGTATACTTCATTGACACTTAATGTTATCGTTGGAGTATCTACGTTCCCTCTTAATTCCCTAGTAGCAGTATTTTATTCTACGGATGGTGGGAATACCTTTAATACTTTCGCTACAATACATGGAGTCTTGGCACCGAAACAGTTCTCCATTGCGCTTCCTGCAGGACAGGATCTAACAAAGGTTCAGGTAAGCATCTTCTCATCCAGTGAGAACGGAACTGTTACGCCATGCCCCGCAACGGGGTTATATGAAGTGTGGACAACTGGGAATATCAATCCTCCCGTAAACGTTACGCTGGCATTGAACAACCAGAGCGCTAATGTATGCGTAGGTGCTCCGGTAGATCCGCAAGTAGATGCTATAAGACTATACCGACGCGGCGGAACACTGCCTAACAACTGGTTCATGGTAGGACAGTTTGCCATATCCTCATTGACTCAGGGTGGTTGTGGTCTGGGGGCATATCAAATCAATGATAACGTTCCCGACTCCGTAGCTCAGTTAGGACCGATACTCAATATAGATAACTTCCAGCCGATACAATCGATTCAGGCGGTTAACTTTCCGTTGCCTATTATATTCGGTCCTGCGGCCAACAGGGTGTTGGCGTGCGGAGATCCCGCAAGACCCGCAGCCGTCTACTTTAGCGTTGATGGCAACGCCGATCAGTGGCCGGCGGAGAACTGGATTAACGTAGCCAACCCTGGCGAGCAGGTAATGAACGGGATTAACTATTCTCTTCGTACCTTCGCATTCTCCCGCGAGCGCATGTATATCATGCTACCTAACATCATTGCCGGTGTTACATTTACTCCAGCTGAGACCTCTTGTAGGCGCGGGCTTAAAGGCAGATTCGCACTGACTGCCGGAGAGCAGGGTATCTATTTCGTATCTAAGGATGGCGTGTATCGAACCCAGGGAGGACCGGAGCAATCTATAATTGATGATTCCATTAGGCCGCTATTCCCCACCTACGATATTCCAAACGGTGTTCCGGTCAATGGTTATGATGCCGTAGATATGTCACAGGAAGATTCGTTGCGTATGACATACCACAATGGCGAGGTGTGGTTCTACTACCGGGGGCTTACGACGGAGCTAATTCAGTTGATGATCTTCGATGAGCGGCGTTCCCGGTGGCGCCCGGGAGATTATACACCGGACATGGGAATGTCTTATAGCGAATCCAACACCGTGTCCAGCCTGCTATTTGGCGGAATAGATGGAACGCTATACTCAAGTGGTGGGCCCAATGATAACGGATCACCTATCTTTGTTGAGGCGCAAACCGGGGCAATGGACCAGGGTAGGCCACTGAACCTTAAGGAATATCTTACCGTTAACTTCGACGTAGACCCGGGAGGAGCGAGCACAAACAATCCCATTGTTGTTACGCCTCTGTTGAATGGCAATACCGTATCCGATTCAGCTATCTATGTAACCGGGTCGGGAAGGCAGCGAGTAACGTTACCTCTTAACCAGAATGGTCAAGAGGTGTATGCCTACAACATAGCGTTCAGGCTGGCATGGCAAGAGAGTGCCAACATATCACCTATCTTCTATCAATACGAAATATTATATAGGCACGAACCTACGGAGACTACGCACTGGGAGCTGCCGCAAACCGGATTAGCCATGGAAGGATGGTTTCACATAAGGGATATATATGTGGTACTTAGGTCACAGGCCGATGTTACGTTGACCGTTACTCCCGGTGTAGGTACCGCACAGACCTTTGTATTGCCTAATACCAACGGAGCCAAGAACACAGTGTACGTACAACTGGCGGCTTCTAAGGCCAATAGCTATGCCTTTGCCTTGGATTCCACGTTGCCCTTCAGAGTGTATTCGGATGAAACAGATGTAAGATGCAAGCAATGGATTACTAACCTGGGGTATAAGAACCTGCCATTGATATCCAGGGAGCAGGTAGGAAGGCCTTTTGGACAAGTAAATGTCTAGCAATACGGACCCTGTACAAAAGTTTCCTTCGGTGCAGGCACCGCAACCGTTCACCCAGCAACGGTGGCGCCCCAAGCCGTTCCAGGACCCTGAGCTAGACCTCTCCACCAAGACCCTTTACGATAACGTCTATGGCCTTGAGGCTACGGCAACCCAGGCAGTAAAGGCTTTACAAGGTAGCAAGATAAGTTCAGGAGCAATAGCGGTAACCGGCAATATGAAAGGGGTTGCGACCGGTCTTGGTACTCTTTCTAATATAGTAGTATCCATAGATGCAGGGTCAACCCCTACGAATATGATTGTAACTGCCACGCCTTCAACGATTACCGCAGGAACCTTCGACGTTTATGTTTGGAATTCATCTTCTCCCGCTAACGCCGTTGTACGGTGGTTAGCCTGGGGAACATAAGGGATATATGGCTGAACCACTTTCGAGACTAACCCCACCTGATAATATCGAGTCTGCTGAAGAGCGAGTTCGGCCAGTCCCTGTTGCAGGAGCTGGCGTAGAGAAGAGGGAATGGGTCATTACCGACTTCGACGCTACCAAGATGCCGGGGACAGAGATATTTCTCCCTGGACTATGGAAGCGTATGCACGATGATGGAACCTTTGGAATGTTCTTCCATGAAGGTCCGGACATGAGCTTCATTCAGTTTGGGGCTGTGCTCACCAGTACCTCTAGCAAGATTCAGATTATCGTTGGCCATGATGCCGAGGGCAATGCCAAGGAACATGCTGGCATGCTGATGTTGGATCACATTCTGTTTAATGATCAAGTTAAGCGTGCCGTTGGTAACTTCCTGTTCTTCAAGGAGTATTGGCATCGCCATGATTCATTGGAGATTGGCCATGCGGTAATGGATCACTGGTTCTTTAACATGGGATTTGATGTGATAGCGGGGATTACGCCGAGGGGTAACAGGGCTGCTATTGCATTCATCAAGAGGTTGGGATTCCAAGTGGTAGGGGATGTTCCCGGGTTCACTATGTATGATGGCAAGAATTGTGCCAGTGCTACATCATTTATGACTAAGGAAATGTGGACAAAGAGGCGAGATGGGTAAGGGTCCTAAAGTACCACAATCATCGGTAGATACGAACGTTGGATTACAGAAGCTTGAATTCCAATATCTTCCCCAATTTGCATCTCAAGGACTGAGAAACCTTGGTGCATCATCACAGTATTGGACAGATATTTTGCACGGTGGTCCTGCAGCACAGGCTGCCACGGCACCATACGCACAGACCATCGCACAACAAACGGCACAGAATCAAAAGAACATTCAGAATACGTTGCCGGCTGGCGGTGAAAAGAATCTAGCGTTGGCGCAGAATCAGACAGGGATGGGACAGTCCATTGCCAATCTGTATCAAGGACTGGGACCAACTGCTGCTGCTCAATTAGGTTCCCTGGGACTTGGTAGCGCCGGAGCTGGCAATGCTGCTGGCGGAGTAAGCGCCGGTGCAGGAGCATCGAACCTGAATCTTGCGGGACAGCAAGCTAATGCCAAGGGTCAGATGTGGGGTGGTATTGGCTCCGGCGTAGGTTCACTGGTTGGCGGTAAATTGGGAGCCGGTAACGGCATCACGGGGAAGTCTTAATGGCTACTAGCGGTGGTGGATTCGCAGCTTCGGGACTACTGCAAGGGTTTGCACAGGCGTATAACTCTGCCTATCAACGACGAACTCAGCAGGATCTTGAACAGCGTCATCAGCTTGCTGGTGCCCTTGCTACGATGTATCCCAATGCAAGGCCGGAAGCGCAACAGGATATAGCCCAGAGGCTATTATCTATTTACTCTACGCCAATAGGTAAGAAACTAGACAAGAAACTTGGGGATGTATCTACGCTTGGACAGGGTGCGATGCAACAACAGGCCCAGGCTGGACAAGCTGGGGCTGCGCAGAGTCAAGCGGGATTGCAGCAAGGCATGACGGCTCCGCCAGTAGCACCACCACCGGGAGTCGAACCGCAAGTACAGCCAACACCGCAAGGTGCCATACCGCAGCAAGCTCCGGCGATACCTGCGCCTCCGCCGTATAGCCCGTTTCTATCACCACAGGAGAAGAATCAACAAGAAGCAGCCCGTATCACCGCACAAACCGAAGCACAAACTACTGCTCAGGTTCAATCTCATTTACAAGCTTACGATCAGTGGAGGGCTACGCATCCTACGGGTACGATGCAAGAGTTCTTGGCTGCTTCTGGTCGCAGTCTTGGCGTAGGTGCATTGACGCCAAGGGTTTTGGGACACAACATTGCTGGAAAAGATTTACTGGATGCTCATCCGGATATTACAACCATTGGTGGAGAGCAACTGGACCCTGCTAAATACTACGATTTATCTTCTGTTGGCGGTCAGCCAGTGGCGGTACCTGCAGGCTTAGGTGCCCAAGTAGCACTATCTAACATTGCCGGAACGCCGTTCAAGTCTTTCGTTCAGCAAAAGATGTCTGAGGGTATGACCAGGGAAGAAGCTAATACCCTGTGGAATACCACGCAATCTACGCAGCATGGATTTAAGTCTGAGCCTCAGCCTGACGGTACTATCAAGATGGTTCCGGTTACCACTACTACTACCAAGACAAAGGGTAGCGGTATTCCTGCCCCTCCCAGTGCTAGCGGTGGAACTTCGGCTGCTGGTCCCGGTGCCGGTACTCCTGGCCGTACAGTTGGCGGTAAAATTCCACCCGAGGTAGTCAAGGCTCAATCTACTTATCTACAGTCCATTGAACGTTATAACGTAATGAGTTCCGCGTTGCCCAAGGCCCTTGCTGGCGACCAACAGGCAATGATTAACCTGTTGTATAACCATATTGGTATGACGGTTGGACTGCAGAAGGGCGCTAGAATCACACGAGATATTATTAGTGAAGCACAGACTTCTGCTCCGTGGATGGCTACGTTACTTGCACGCATTGGTGTCGGTAATGAGTTTACGATGACACCAGATGCCTTGCGCGGCGTGGTCATTCCCCCTGAGACAATGCACAACATGATTGGATTAGCCGAGGACCGTGTTAGCGAAGACTACAATCAATTGAACGCACAGAAGCAAGCCTATGCGACTGGACAGATACAGACACCAGAGCAAGTTAAAGCTGGTGGACAACAAAGACAAAGTGGTAAGCCGCTTAGTCAGACCGCTCCTCCCAAACAATCTGGTCCTCCATCTGGAGCTACGCACATTGGTACGTCCAAAAAAGATGGCAAGGACCATTATCTTGATGCTAGTGGCAAGGATCTTGGTGTGGTGCAATAGACCATGCCCCAAGGCACACAGGAATTTACCAACATAAGACCCATAAACGGTCCTGCTCCTACCGGCGAATTTACCAATGTACGTCCCATAAGTTCCAGTGAATCACAACAAGTATCTTCTGGGTTACCAGGTATTCCCACTCCACCATTGCCACAGGGTCTGCAGAATAATCAAACAGAACGTACATATATGCAATCTGGCGTAGCCGGTGTTCCAATTCCTATAGATGTACCAAAGGGATATGCAAAGCCAATGCAGGATGTACAATCCCATGCTATTAATGCGGGAGTGTTAGCAGGAAGTGCCATAGATGCACCGTTGGCCACGGCATCCAGCTTGGCTACTGGCTATGCCACTGGTAAGGGAACCAAGTATGCAGCCGGTAAGCTTGGCGCCGGTCCCGAGGGACAAAGGGCAGCAGAAATTGGCGGTAATATTGTTGGCGGTGGTGTAGGGGCCTTTGTTCCGGGATTAGTTAGGGGAGGTATTCAGGGCCTTGCTTATGGTGCCAACGGAGAACTAACCCCCGAGGCACAGTTACTGTTCCGACATCCACCAGAAGCTATATTCAAACATTTGGTTCCTTCTCCGGGAGCTGAACCTATACCGGAACCTCCCATGGCCATGCCTAAACCCGGTCCCTTTGAAGGCGCCACTTCAACTTCTACTCCGGTTGGTAACGCCAAGCTACCTGCACCTTCCACTACTTCCACTACATCAACTGGCAGTGTCGGTGTAAAGGCCACTCCACCACCATCGGTTCAGTACGTACAAAAGTTCGGAGCACCAGAGAAAGGTATCATTGTTGATCCCAATGCACCTCCTCCGCCAATTAACAAGACTCTGGTAAGTTACGACGGCAAACAACTTCTTGAGATGGCAAAGAAGGGTGACCTTGATGCCCTCAATGAGCTGATAAGGAATCCTCGCGGAATCAATCTGCGCGAGGCACTACCCAATGCTAAGTTCCTTATGGAACCTGGACGATCAACCCGTATTTATGGTGGTCCCGGCTCAGCCAAGGCATTGCTTCCGGCTGTAGGCATTGTCGGCGCCGAGTTTAATAAGCTAGGACTAGCTGACCCTGTTAATCCGAGACAGCAAACCACGCTTGAGACCATGATGAATGGACCAAGGTGGAAAGACTTCGACCGCTCAGAAAAAATTGAAGCAGTTAGAGATATACTAGGTCGTAAATAGAGGAGATAGTAATGGGTACATGGGAACAATGGTTAAACGGAGTTATCGGAGCATTTATCGGGGCAGCGTCTAATGCCATTACCCTCCTGATTATTGACCCGTTAAAGTTTTCACCGACGCAGGCCGGTGGGTGGAAGAACCTGGGAGCTTCCCTACTTATCAGTGGCGGCGTAGGGGCAGCCCTGTATTTAAAGAATCACCCCACACCATTCGATGAAACCACAAAGGTAACGACTACCGTATTAACAGAGACACATTTACCCACGAAAGATTCCAAACCATGAGTTATTGTCTGGAAGCCATGTTTTCAGCCTTCGTCCTCGGGCTCGCCTCAAGGAATTTGATGCTTTATGCTGTACTATTGTGGAGAGTATGGAGAGAAAGCAATGCCAACCGGCCCGGGCCTCATGGAAAACATACACAATATAGTTGATGCACTGGCTCTATTTGCCGTGGGGTTATCAACCATTATAGGGTATAAAGTACACTCTATTCTGTTCAACATGAAGCTGATGGAGCGCATCGCCATGCTTGAAGGTGCCGCCAGGGATCATGAACGGGACCTTGATAAATTAAGCAAAAAAGTGTTTGGGGTATAGGATTTTTGCTGCATTTTCGTGCAACTTGTGGTAGTGTGTTTACACTGGAGAGGTTATGATCGGGAAAGAGAAACTAAGAAAAACGTTATTTGACTATGTAAAGGCTGACCTTGACCAGCGTGATAAGTTGGGTTTTAGTATCCACGGCAAGGACCTGTTTCATACTAACAAGAATGACTTCATCAAGGAGGCATATGAGGAGGCTCTAGACCTCGCCATATACCTTCGTGGTGTGCTGCAAAGACAAAGAGACTCCAGAATGGCATGCATGAACAGGTACAGAAAAACTCCCAAGGCAAAGATTACCTCGCATCGTTACAACACTAGCGATAAGGGAAAGGCAGCAGTGAAGCGTTATACCAATACCCCCAAGGGCCAAGTGTCCAAGAAAAGGTACTGGAGATCTCCCAAAAGGGTTGAGAGGGCCAAGTGGCAAATGAAAAGCTATCGGACTCGAAACATGATAAAAGCGCTATTGTAGAGGCTAAGGCGCATCAATTTGTACGCCGGTTAGGGATAGAGCCTCGTGACTTTAAGCTGTATACCGGGATGAACCATGGGCACCAGGAGAAGTATGTCACAGCTCGCTTCACGGATGCCCAAGTTAAGAAGTGGGGCTTCTTGGAAGTCCTTCACATCACAGATGTACAGTTTGGACATGTTTGTTGCTCGCAGACAAGGGTAAAGGAATTTAACGATTGGGTGTTGGCTGAACCCAATCGTTTTGTTGTTTTTGGCGGAGATATGATCGATGCAGCTAACATATTTAGCCCTGGACAGCCGTGGGAGAACGTATTTGAGTCGCAGTCTCAGGTATTCCAGTTCTGCCAAATCTATGCTCCCATTGCCCACCGCGTTTTAGGCTATGTCGGCGGCAACCATGAGCGCCGGGGTCTAAAAACTTTTGGTGACATTGGTATATTACTAAGTAAGCTATTGCAGATACCGTATAGCTCTGGGCAACAGTTCGTGGATATCCATTTCGGCAAATGGAATCCTTTTAAAGTAGATCTGTGGCATGGTAAAGGTGCGGCACAGACTGCGGGTGCCAAAATGAATATGCTACATGCAGCCATGATAGCGTCAGATGCCAACCTGGTACTAGTAGGTCATCTGCACGATGCGTTCAGCAAGTTCAGATGGATGAGGAACCGGGATGCCAACAACTTGAAAGTAAAGTTCGTTAAGCAGGGTGGCGCTATGAGTTCCTCCTTCTTGGAGTATATCGGTAGCTATGCCGAGATCATGAATATGTCCATGAGCGATTGCATGATGGCATGCGCCAGAATTGAGCCTTCGGGGCACTGGCAACTAAATTTGAGGTGATGATGAGATTATTGTGCTTTATTATATTTCACCGATGGACATATCTCGGATTAGGATATTGGCGATGTCAAAGGTGCGCCAAGGAGGAATATAGATGGAGATGGTAGTCAAGAGAGCACTTCGAATTGGCTTAGCCCTTCCCGGTGAGATGTTTGTAGACGATACCCATGTTTGCTATACCCTTGAAAACGCCGACGAAGCCATTCCTGCGGGCCGCTATCAAGTCACCATGTATCCCTCGCCCCGATTCGAACAGATGATGCCCATGCTCAACGATGTTCCGGGACGTAGCAACATAGAGATCCACTGGGGATCGTTTCCGAAGAACTACGAAGGTTGTATTGGCGTAGGAGAGCTTCAGGACTATACCGGGGCTATATTCAATACTCGTAAGATGTGGCAGAGTCTAGTATTGCCCATTGAAGCTGCCGTTGCCGCTGAAGGCTGTTGGATCACCATTGGTTGACAATTAGCTAATACTGATGTATGGTTAATTAATCTACAGCGACACAGAGCACACCTCTTTCCCACGGCCCGTAGCCTCCACTGCGGGCCTTTTTAAATGGAAACGGGCCTCGCGCCCGAAGCCCGTAACCCTTCTCCTTCTCCGTTATTTACAAAGGCTAAGCTGAATAGGCAGCGAGGAAGCATACCGCAGGGAGGGGTCCTAAGATGTGCGAAACCCCAACCGTGTCGGTCCAGACTGTTGTCACATTACCTGTATTTGGATCAACGGCCATAACCGTCATCAAGGCGCCTTTACTATTAAGAATCACTACGTCGCCAATTTTAAACATTTAACTTCCTCCAAGAAATTGTTGCCACAAAACGAAGCTATCGATATTGCGTTTTGTCAGCGAGTCTCTTCCTTCACTTACTGCCTTATTTCTGTGATGCAGCAATCTCTCGGCTACTCGCATAACGCTAAAAACATCATCTGCTTTAGCTACCCAGTCCCCTGGTACCCATGTAATGGCGTTTGAGGTAACCGAAGGAACACCTTGGCTAATACCATCGGCAGTTACCATGTTGAATGATTCCGTATACGACATTTGGAACAAAAGATCCATTTCTCGGATGCTTTGCTTGAATTCCATCCAGTTGGACCAGTTACGCTCGATGAGCTCAATTCCGGGAACTTGACCCATCATCTGCCTTATGGCATTCAGAATGGTTCCACCGCCGCCATCTTCCCTGCCAGTGCTAACGTGAAATTGCACTGGCTTACCCAAGAACCTGGCTACCAACATTGCTGAGGCCGCAGAGGTCATTACGTTTTTCTGGGGCCTAATAGCTCCGAATGATCCGATCTTGATAATAGATTCCATTGGCTTACCAGGAACAGGTTCGCCAACCTCGTATAGATTTGGCAATGCCAGTGCCGGTGTGTCGTATACATCGCTGAACCATCTGGCGAATATCAGGGAATTTCCGCCAATGAAAAGATTGGGAACCTCTTTGGATATCAGTGCATATTTACGAAGCAGTTGCAGGGCTCCTCCATCTGCCTGAAGAAATCCAATGTTTGAGTGAGATATGATGGCAAACTTTACATCCTTGAAGTGTCGCACCATCGTATCTACGTCCAGGGCGCTCAGCCAAGGAGCAGAAATGATTACGTGCGTGAATCCGTATTTACGAATAGCCTCCACTATGTCGATGTTGTTCTTTGCCGCAACAACTACGGCATCATATCCACCATAGAGAATCAGATATTCGGCATTCTTCAGGGCTGCTACGCCAAGGCCAATGTGACTTATTCCGGCATGCGCGGCGAAGTTCTTGTAAAACAACCCTATTTTCATTTTCCGTTGACCCTCCGAATTCTATTCTAACATCGTTGTCAACGGCTTCGTAGAAGGAGTGTGCGAATCTTTTCTGCTGGAACCGAAAAAGAAATTAAAACTTCGTCGCCTTCGAGCGAAATGGTAATGGTGGTTTCTTTTTCTTCTTCAACAACTTTCATTCCAGATTGAATATTGAGAACGTGGGGCCGGGTGTGTACTTGGCTTTCGCCTTTTCTCTCGCCCTTTTCAGCTTCCGCCATAGGCCCCATGTCTCCTTCGTTGTGGGTATTTCGCTTAAGACCATTTTCCAAGGTGTTGTATCACCGCATCGCTTACCACGTTAGGATCTGCAGCCATGGCGTAACTCATGTAGAAATCGCCGGACTTACCCCAGTCTTTTCCCCAGGAGTTTCGAATCAGGAAGCTGCCGCCGTGGACGCCATCGTCATAACCGTACGCCAGAACCTCGTGGTAACCTAAAATCTTTCCGGCTGCGTACCAAATGCCATCGCTGCCGATGCCTTCGAATCCTTCATCCACCGCAAAGCCCATACGGAAGTTATATCCCGTAGCAATAATGGACTTCATGTCATCTACGTTTTTGGCGAAGTGGAATTGTCCGGTGATCCACTTGGTTGCTTCGGCGAGCTGCCCCGGGAGAGGCGCCGTTGAATAATCTGCATCGTTATAGGGCATGTCCGCCCGAGTAGCGCATCCAAAATGGTTAAGTACTTTGCAAGAACTTCGTCCGGTAGATCCGACATCTCCGAGGCCTTCAATGAATGGTCCTCCTGTCCAGCCTGCATCGATTTGCCTTTCAAGGAAATATAGGAAAGAAGGGCTATACATACCTCCCTTAGGAGGTGCCACAGTACCACCAAGACGTGCTATCTGCTGCCAGTGTAGGAATTCTCTATCTTCTACCGCAGCATGCGCCGTACAGGCTCCCTGATTACCCTGATTCAGAATATCGGGCATAAAGATGGCATTGTTCATGGAGGTACGTTGCGGCGTAGCCAGTAAAGGAACACGTCCCAATCCAAGGTCCCGATGGTCAGGAGGATTAGGCTTATAACCGAGGGGGAAGCCCGAAGCTCCCCCGATTCTCGGTAGGGGCATTGCTGTCATTACTTAACCACATCCAGTGTTAGGACGTGAACTAGCTTACCGTGTTCCGGCAACTTATTAGCCTTGGCAAAGGCATCAACTGCGGCGTTGCCGCTAGGCTTGGTCAAGGCGATGTTGTAAGCCGATACCAAGGCTCCTACATCGATCTTGGCAACCTTAGCTGGCACAGAGGCCTTCAAGGCAGCCGGAGACGCACAGGATGGAATAAGACCTACGATTACGATTACGAAAGCGTCGGCGGCTGCAAAGATAGCTGCAAGATTGCTGTTGGCTGACCCTACGGATTGAACTAATACCAGTACCGTAGCAGCATCATCGTTCAACAGATTGGCGGCGGCCTGGACTTCTTGGCATGTAGTGGGAGTGGGACCGGTGCCATTGGCGAAGTCTGTTGCAAGTTTCTTTAGCGCGGCAGCATCGGTCGTAATCTTGTCTTCAAGAACTTGGTTCACTGGCTTATTTTGCGACAGAGCAACGATGGTAATTACGTTGTTTAGCGCTGGAGCCGCAGCGGCAACAAGCCTATCGAGAGTAGCCACCCAGGATACGGAACAACCCTGCAGTACGAGGGTGTAACAGATTAGAATTGCGAGAAGTCCTTTTTTCACTTAGATTCTCCTTCCGAATTAGATTTTACATCTGTTGTGTTGCTGGGAACAACTACTTTCCCGTGTTCACCCTTCTGGTTGGGCTGAATATGATCTACGAAGAAATTGGTAGTTGCGTAGAATGCGCGGTGAATAACACTTCTAATCGCCGCAAATGGATTGAACAACAAAGCTGCTAATACAATTGTTTTCATAGTTTCTCCTGCGGATCGTCTGGCGTGGACTGACGCACAAATATTGCACCTTTGTCGTCTGGGCCACATTGATTAGCGTTCCATTGAACGTAATCACCCATACTCTTGCCGGTGCCGTCAGGTAGCGTCCAGCTGCGTCCGGCACGGTAGTCCACCACACCCGCGTAGACGGCGTCGGCCAGGTCCTCGCCCATCCAATACCCCGGGCAGTCCGTCGGCAGCGATCCCTCAAACCCTCCGCACACGGTGCAGGCGTAAAGCCCACCCTCGCAGAACATGCAGTAGGGGTTGTCGGTGCACTTGCAGATGTACTGAACGTGCTCGCTCATGGCTTCACCTTCTCGGCTGGCGTGGGCGCGGAGAGCAGGGTATTGAGTTCTTCAGTGAGTCGGGCATAAAACTTATTCTTGCCATCAAGTGTTTCCAGCGCGGCAGTTCTCCTTGGCGTGGCAGTGGTTCGTCGCTTATCTACGTTCTCCCGAATCATGCGACCAATGCGGCGATGCATTTCCTCTTCGGTTTCGTCCTCGAATGGATTTGGCTCTGGCGTGGTGGTTGCTGGGGTGAGGGCGCGAATGCGCTTGGCAACCCAGATAGCGCCACAGTTTTCGGATTCCTTCGCAGCTTCCTCTAATGCGTCGAGTCTAGTCCGCTTAATGTACTCAGCCCACGATTCCCAACTGTCGTCCTCCAGCGCATCTCGCAACTCTTGGGATGGGGCGGGGTCATTCTTGCGTATATCTCGTAATCGCGCCTCACTCAATTCCCGTTGAGATAGTGGATATTTCGGCTCGGCTGGCGTGGGCGCGGAGAGCAGGGCGTCAATCACACTTAAACACTGTCCGTGATTGTACGTCACACTGCGAATCGTGTTAATCCAATTAACCTGCTCCTCCGTCAATCGCCCCTGCGCTCGCTGAAGTTCGGCCAGGATGGGCTGGACATCGCTTTCAACATAATTTAGGCCGCTTACAGCCGTGTTGCGAACTGCTTCCATGTTGTTGCGGTCCCAGTTGTTAATAATTGCTTCAAAGTGACGGCGCAACTTCGCCACCACCGCTGCCAGTTTGTCTGTTGGAGTCATTGCTTCCCCAGTGGAATCAAATAACAAGGCCCGAATCCGGGATCACTTTGAATGATATTTTCTATGTATACCTTGGGATGCTTGCCTACCCTTATCTGGCAGGTTCCCTCTAAATTCCAGTTTGTCAAAATGCTGTCGTAGTTTTTGGAGAGAACGGCATAGCGCATTTCGGCTTTACGGTGAATCCATGGCGTAGGATCAAAATCAGAGATAGGCAAGCTAGCTACATCGTAAGAATCTTTAGGAAAACCCAGCATGCCAGCAAACCAGCCGATTTTGTAACCCCGCTCATTTCCGTCATTAAAACCTTCTTGATAGCCAATCCGCAGTTCATACACATGGTCTTGGGATAGAAGCCCAATTCCGTCGCTATAGTCCAGTTTGTCAATCTCGCTGCGCGTGTAAACGTGCAACTTGCGAACCTCTTCGCTCAATCGCCCCTGCGCTCGCTGGAGTTCGGCAACTTGCCAGTCTAACTCCTTCAGTAAATCCTTAAATGTATCGCCGTGCCCGGTAGCGAAACTGTGCGCTATCATCCATGCTGCTAGTTGCTCGCGTTCCGGCTCGGATGGCGTGGGCACGGCTTCCACGACAACCATTTCCGTGCAATCATCATGGTCGCCGGTTTCGCAAACGTTCTCGGCTGGCGTAGCGGAGAGCAGGGCGCACATTTCATCCATCAACCCATCGGCATCGCTGCACGCCATAAAGTTCCATTTCTTGGATTTCATCAATCGTTCTGCTGGAGTCATGGCTTCCTCTTTCCAGCGGTAAGGTTCTTGTGGCATGGACACGGACAGCTTAACTTGTAGCAGTCATCGTGTCTACCTGTTTGACAGCCTTTGCTTACCGCTATCGTGATATCAACTTTGTGTATTCGCGTTGCCATTTAATTTGTTCTCCGAGACCCGGCATTCTCTACCTAAAGCATGCACGCGGCGTTCCGTTTATCTAATTCTGACTTTCGAATCCATTCGATTTGTGGTGGCGTTGTATATGTCATAGTCATTACCGAGCTACTAGACCAGAAACCATCAGGTGTTTTAGGCACAGGAACCATCTCGTGCATAACTGCGCACCGCGGATTGGTTCTATCGTATTCGGCTTTGACCCATTCCCGTTCCAGGTTCATATTCTTCCATCTAATTATCACTGACATTGTTCCTCCACTTCCCCGCCGTTTATATGCTTTAGGCAAGGAAGGCCGGGTCTTCTAATTCGGCGAACCATACATGCTTTGAGGCTGTCAACTAGGCGCCGGGTCAGGTTCCCGTGACATTTAGTGCCGATATGATTCGCCGCCCGTGGACCGCTTAGCGAAGTCAGGATTGCCACTCATTCCCAACCTCTCGACGGCCCACGGGCTGCGGATCAACAATCGGTTTCGCACCACACACAGCACTGACATCCGCAATTAAAGCATCGTCCATTGTTCGTTAGGCAGCAATGGCATAGATTACAACAGGCATACATGCAGCAACATCCCGGTTCGCCGAATGGTCCTGTACACCTGAAGAACAGTCCCGCCACCCACCCCTTCACCTGTATGGGCTGTCCCAAGTCGATAACTCCGCTATCGTTGGTTGAGAACTTGTACGTTGTGCTTTCAACGGTTTTAATGGTTATGGAATACGTATTTCCGTCTGTAACATGCTGTAGTTCCCATCCTGGTATCACTTCTGAGTCCTTGAGATTCAACGACGCTATCAGCGATGCCCATTTCTTTGCCTTGATACGTCCCATTGCCGGAGAAGAGAACAGCTCCTCTAGATCAACGAACTTTCCCGTTTCTGCCTTGTGCCAGTTCTGAGCCGTGTTCAACAGCCGTAGAACTTCTACCGCTGTCCTATCGTTGGCTACGGCAGCTTGGGCCTTGATAGTCTTGGCTCCCAGACTGAATGCCACTACGCCAATTGCCGCGCTCTGTAAGAATCCCCTCCGGCCCTTGCTAACATTGTTCAACAGCTCTTTCCGTTCTTTGCATCCACTACAAGGCTTAATACCAATGGCCTTGGTTACTGCTTCAATCTTGTCTCCAACCATTGCTCCTCCTTTTAATTGGGAATACCAGGGTTTACGTTCAACGGCGAATTGACGTGGTCCGGTATTCCCATCCCCGGGGAAACTTAAACTACTTTCGCTTCGTGTCTACCTTGGCAATCTGCGTAATCTTGCCAAACCAGCTCTTGCGCTCGTCTTCGTCGGCTGACTTCATCTCTTCCTTGGTAACCGCTCGTGAGTTCTTCTTCGTTTCATCCGTGAACTTCTGAATGCTCAGATAGAAGTCCGCAGTGGTACCAACGAGCTTGCTGGTATCGAAGCCGCCGTGACCGTTGATCTCAAGGGTTAATCCCGCCTTCTCAAGATCGTTTAGGCGAGACAATGACATGAAATCACGAAAGTCGGAGCCGCCCAACTGAGCACCGGACTTCTTGGCCTCTCGCAGATAGTTCTTGCGATCATCTGAAAGAGCCTCGGTCCGATAGTTGTAGGTAACGCTCTTGTTATCCGTCTTGTTCCCGTTCACCAACACAACAGCCAACTTGAGATTGCGGCTGTCGCCATTGGTGGAAACTACGTCTTCTGTCTTGATAACCTTCGCAAAGGTTCCCGTGGTCTCGTACTCCGGCACAATTGCTCCGGCATACCATCCCGGGTCCCACTGCTGATACTTGCTTTCCATCTCAAAACCACTGAAATTACTCATCTTTGTTTCTCCTTATATGCTTGTTTAATTTTCCGTAATACGGAATCTTGTCCCCAGAAATATCCACTAAACCACGATACGATGCAAAACATGAACGAAAACAAATCGTGCATTTATTTAATTCCCGAAGGAATCTCTTTTGGCGCCTTGGGCTCTACCATCTTCACCGCTGGCGAAGTTGCATCCACATCCACAATGTCCTCGCTTACTCCGATACCGGTGCCAAGAGCCAAACAACGTTTCTGTGCCGAAACCCGCAACATCCAGTCAGAACGGCTGGACCAGTTGGGATTCTTCTCCATGAACCAGTTGGTTAGCCATGCTGTGTATTCAACCGGCTGATCGTTTATGGTCATGTTGCACTTGACACCTATCTCTTTTGTTCCCGCAATCCTTGGCTGGAAGGTTGCTCCCTTGGGCCATTCCCTTTCAACGTCGGTGAACACGGGAGCCGATAGCTTATATCCGTTTAGCTTCGCTTCTTTCAATGTTCCCTGAAGCGAGGTCCCAATCTTTCCCGAAGGAAGAACATAGATATCCCCGTCCTCGGGGTTAAGTCCTCGCCTGTGGGCTGTAATAGCCAGCATTAGGGCATGGGGAATGGTCAGTGAATACAGCGCCGAGTATAGCTTAGCCATCATCACCGGTGGTATCTCAGCCTGATTGTAGGTGTTAATTCCTGCCCATTCAGCGTTCTTATCCTCCCGTTGCATTGCCGTAGCTGCTTTCTGCAACTCTAGCAACTTGGCTGCTGTGTTTTGTGTGTCTTCTTGGGCCGTTGGAATCATTCCCAGTGCCCTTTGAGCTTCACTCATGCCGTCACCTCTTCCCTTTTTTCTTTAATTTGATAGAGAGTTCTATCATTAACGTCGGCTTTGCCGGAACATACCGACAGGAAATCGCATTCTCCCCACATACTGACGCATGCCGTATTGCTCATTGGCCACGGCGCCGCATCCTTACAGCTGGCATAGAATTGGCACATCTCTCTAATTGTCCAGTCCAGTTGCTGCCTGAATATTGGTTGGAATTTTACCACTTCTTTGTCTACGTCGATAGTCTCAATTCGGGGCTCAGAACCTCGATAGGGCTTGACAATAATCTCGTATTCAATCCCGCTCGGGGTAATCCCGGCTTCCTCAAGATAGGCTAAATAGAATCCCATCTGGGGTTCTCTCAACAGACGTTTCTTGAGATCCGTCTTCCAGTCTTTTCCAACCGCACTAGCCGTCTTGGTGTCGATAAGAACACGCCGATTACTGAGCCTATCAATAATCCCGTTACAAACCACGTCCATTCCCGCATGGTTCCCCCAGTTCCATTCCACTACTTTCTCGTTCATTAACGCTGGCTCAGTCTTTGCTTTATCCCCGTGATACCCGTAATACAGCGTAGTAATGGGCGCAATTGCTTCCTGCAGACCGACCCACTTCACCTGGTCTTTGGCGTCTATCTTTCTTACGTCATACAACGAGGCCTCCTCCAGGGCCATGTGAAAAGTCTGGAGATATTCTTTACCCGCCCAATATCCCTCGGCAATGCGGTGGATCACGGAACCAAAGGCATAGTGAATCGACCACTGCACGGGCTCCTTCTCAAGCAGGTATTGAATCCGGTGCTTCTCCCGGCATTCTGACCAGAGCTTAATTTGTGTCGGACTAATCCTTAACTCCATTGAATTCCTCCACCATCACTCTTACTTGAACACCTTCTTTACCCGCCGCAATCCATCTCTTGCTGGGGTTCTCCATCCGCCACACCAAGTTATCATCCGCAATCAAAACCTTCTTCAGCCCATCCTCGGCTGCTTTTATCAAATTTGTGAGATCCGGGTCCTGCAAGTGCGGTTGATTTTCCGCCAGCTCTCTGGTTCTTGTTTTGGGTATCGGGAAATAGAAGTGCAACTCCAGCGTCACCGCACCAATCATCTTCTTGTATCCAGGTCCAGCCGCTATCGTCGCCGCTATTGCAACCGATCTTTCCCATGCCACCACATCTCCCTTGTTGTAAATTACGCCCGACTTCGTCTGACGGTATTGCTTGCTTTTGGGTACGCCCGGAACAAAGAAGTTAAACGTTCTTGACAAATTCCATCTCCATAATCGTCTTAACTTCTACAATCTTTCCCTGCGGCGTAAGATATTCCCTCGTCGTGAATCTCTCCCCCAACACTTCGTTTCGACGCTCTCCAAGGATAATCGTATGCGTAGGTCTTAACACCTGTCTAAGTATGTTGTCCATGTACCTATCTTTCCAACCTTCCAGCTCCCGAGAACCGATGGAGGGCACCGAACCCGTCGGTTCTGCTTTAATGCGGTTCTCGGGAGGTCTGGAACCCTTAATCTTGTCCGACAACTTCAGTAGCTTTCTTGCTATTGAGTCGTGATTCGATAATCTTGTTGATGTTTTCTTCTTCGGTCGCATCTATCCACCGCCTATGGACGGAGTACCACGCATCCCGGGCTACTTCGGCTTCTTTCATTCGCCGTTCCCAAATAGCAAACAGTCGCAGGTCTTCTTTTCTTAGTTCTTCGATGGTCATAACGCCCTCCAGCGTTTATTGATTTACCGCTTCTAGTTTTTTACTCTCTCTCTTCACATTCCACAGCCGGGACTTACATGCTGGACATGCCAACGGTAGTTCTCTCGACCTTGGCAGCCAATTGTGCTCGCAACGCTCGCATGTAAGTCCCGTAATCTTTATTGTTTTCATTGTATCTTATGATAACCCCGTTTCTCCTATTTGTCAACAACTATTTCAAGATGTTTCGAGCAATTCCAGCACAGCTTGGCCAATTGCAATAATCAGTCGACGAAGACCTTCGTCTCCACTTGTGGGTGCGGCCTCAAGTGATTCATGTAATTCCTTTATCAGTGCTTCGTAGGTCATTTCGGTCACTTTGTCCTCGCTATCTGAATCAATACGTAGATCACAGTTCCTGCAACGATACGCCACAGGAATTCCCAGCCGCGTGCCCGGTGTTGGAAATCATGCTTGAAATGCTCCCAAAGTTTCACTTCGCGGACCTTTGTTCGATGATTCGCTCGACATAGTCCGCTACGCAGTTGGCCAGCTCTGGTGGGATGATCGCCAGGTGCGCAGCCTGTTCTTTACGACTATATGGAAGGTTTTTGCGAAGCCGTTTCACCTTATCAGTGCTCATGTGTAGGGCACCTTTTAGAATGCCCCGGTTTACCAGTGGGGGGGTTGCATTACCCCACAAGTGAAATGGCCAACAGTTTTGTATGGATTCGCCTACGAAAGCCTCTGCTGACCTTACGTTCTCCATCACGTAAAGGATGCCTGATGTCTCACACAATTCTCGCGTATAATTAAATAGCTTTATGCCCAGTTCCGGGTACGGCGGATTAGGGTGAAAGTGCTTCATGCCATGCACGCTGAACTGCTCGCATGGCGAACTAGCGACAATGAAATCAAACCGACAAACTTTGATTATTTTCGCTGTCCATTCAAGAATGTCGTCTTGTACAAACTCACAACCGGATGGTGTCTCAGGTGGTTCCACAAGGTCCACGCCAACACACTCCCAACCCCGCGCAGCAAACGCCCTGCTCCAGCCCCAGCGTCCGCAGAATAGGTCCAGTAGCTTCAAAACTCTACCCTCTCAACCTCAATGTGACACCATTTCTCCGCAGGCTTCTTTCTTCCCCTATTCCACTCAATGCAATTATCGTGTGCGTATATTTTACGATCTATCTTATTTCTGTCATCTCCCCACATGGATAGAATATCCGGAGGAGGAAACGGCTTAGGCTGATGAAATAGCTTGTATGTTTGCCATCCCAACTCCATGCAGACAAAGAATAGAATGGCAAACAGTGTGATTAGTATGCAGTTCTTAATCACCGGAAGATCTCCTGCATTTCCCACGGATGATGACATGTACAAGTACAATTAATCTTATAGCATTGGCAATGTGCTCCCTTGGCACACAGTCCACCAAGGCTGGGCTTATGTTTCCGCAGCTTTCTAAGGTCACCAGGATCAAATTTACCGCGAGAGATCTCTCCCAGGTCTGCATTCCCCGTTATTTTGGTCCATCTAATCACCGGCGACCTTCTTTGCACGAGCTTCGTACCACTTGCGGCGTATTGCCAGGTATTGTTTCTGTACCTCAAGGCTCTCCCGGGCTATCTTTAGCATGGCGTTATCGTCCAAACAGATCTTGAGAATTGCCGTAGTTTCCACTATCAACAGGATGTCTTGCCACGTCATATGATTCCGTTAAATGCATCAAATGTGACATTTGAATCCCTATATGACATCACATATGACATCACCTTCCGCTCTCCAGCTAAGATTGATTATGATAACAGATATTCCCTTGAAGTCAAGAGGAATCTATGCATAATAGATGAGTCCGCTGATCCCGGACCTGGATTGCCGAGCGCAAAACAGAATCGCTGGGCGGGGCGCTTTCCTCATAGGGCGCCCTGGCTCAGACTATGAGGCTCATGTCTGAATATCTGATTGACAGAATTCTTCCACGAAATAGAATCCACTTGATAGCAGGAATAAGCAGTGCTGGAAAAACTAGATGGGCGATACCAACGTTGATGATGTTTGGTGTTTCTATGCCCGTTCTAGGGCTCAAGTCTAATGCTGTACCGTGGGGAATTGTGTGCCGTGATAGACCACTTGCTGATGTCGAAGAAGGCATGGCCAAGATGCGTCTTAAAATGTCGGATCTTACCATTATTCCGGCGTGCGGAAGCCAGAGCAAGGGATACGGAGACATAATTGCGGAAATAAGAAGACTCAAATTGGAGCTGGTTTTATGGGAAGGTTTTGACCTCATGGTCGAGAACATTAACAGCCAAGGCGAAGTGCAACAGTTTTTGAATCAGGCTATTGCTCATTGCGAAGGCGGATTGACCATTATTGGCAGCACAGGCGTAGCGAAACTTAAGCCACATGAGATGTATCAGAATCCTAGGCAGTTAGTTGCTGGCAGTTCAGTGTGGGAACGTATGACTAGTACCGATTTCATCATCCAGCCAATTGACCCAGCTAATATTGAAGATCCACGTCGCATTCTCTATGTATCCCTGAAGAATGATCCTAGCTTTGCTGTTGGTGGTAAGTTCGATCACAATGGAGTACTAGTATTTGATGATTATGAGCATAGAGAACGAGGCGCCGAACTTGCCAAGGCGAAAGGCAATGAGCGCATAGAAGTATGGGAACGACTCTTTAAGTACTAGTACATTTACTGTATTGTATAAAACAAAACCTTTAGATATAATGTGCAGAGAGACAACCTAACTCTTTCTTTCTTAGGTGTGCTCTCTGCACATGAGAAACAAAGGATTAATTATGATGACTTATAAACAGCACTGTTATACGGCGCGATTCCGCAAGGTGATTAATAAACTTACCGAGGCAGAACATGCGGCGCTTTTATCTGGGCCATGTTTTTACTGTGGTGGTAAAGCTGGTGGTATAGATCGGAAAGATCCCAGTATGGGATATGCATTGGACAATTGTGTTTCTGCTTGCAAGCGTTGCAATGCAAGAAAGCAGGTATACGAACCATTGGGATTTGAGGCAGCTATGGATAAGGCAAAGGAATTGGCATATAAAAACGCCATTCCCCCTCCTTCTCAGAGAGAATGGCGTAAGTTTGGTCCCTGGTACAAACCAGTTGATTAGCTACCATGCTCCGTTCTTCTTGGAATACGCAATCCCGGCTGTATTACTAGCTATCATCCCGATGAACGGTATACGCTCTAGTCGATGATGCCCATGACGGTGTAGCTGATAGCTTAGATACGTCATACCTAACCCCATAGCTATACCTACGCCTACCAGTGAGCCACAAGACTTCATTGGCATCCATACCTCTCTACCACCGTTAGCTATGCTATGGCAGGTCTGGGCCAGGTCGAATGAGCCTACCGACACCATGAGTGTGGCCAATCTCTTGTTCTGACGGTCCCAGTATAGCTGCACGATAGGCTCTGGGTTACCGTAGGGTGCTATTACAGCGACTTTAGGCTCTGGAACGACTGGAAGTGCCTGCGCGGTGTTATCTGCGCTCATAACGGCCCTCTGTGCGTCCCGCAGGGTCTCTGCGCATGCTCCTACCATCTTTCCCGGGCCTGCATCTTTAGGCTGGGCATCGATACACCACTGATTCTCTGATTTGTCCCAGGTGAGCTGGGCCCAGACGAATTGCGATTCAAACGCTGGCAGTCTTGGGCTAACCTCCTGACCATGTACCGCTGAGGCCAGTAAGAACAGCATTATGGAAAGTATGATTATTGCGATACATATGAGAGAACTACCAACGGTTAAAAGGATCTCTCTTTGGTTTTCTACGCTACTCTGTGCCCTTTGTAGTTGATACCACTTGACTTGCACCTGTTGTGCGTTCATTAGCTTATTGCGTCGATCTATGGCGTTGGGTTCCCATTCCCAGGCATATGCTTGGCGCTGTCCGAGGTCCTCGTCCCACGCTCCCACTGCATTGTCTTCCCGGTCTGATTCGTCTCTCACGGTTTCCTCCACTTATCTTGTTTGTTCTTAAGTATTTCCGCATCATGCAACCAACACTGAAAGCACAGCTGATTCATTTCTGCTTGGATCTTATCGTGCTCCTCCTGCAGTCTACGCCGGCGTTCTTCGTTCCTAATCTCTTGGGTAATGCGAGCCAGCCATCCCATTAGTCACCATCCTTGGGCAGTAGTTCCACGTCCAGTTCATCCCTAAACCATCTCCGCGCATCTTCCTTCGTTTTGAACGGCCCTGTGCGCAAGGATACTGAACCTTTCCCCTCTACCACGTACCATAGACCTCCATCAGCAGGTCCGTACAGGTGCTCCCAGGTGTATTCCGTTCTCTGTTCCAACATATGTTTCCAGGTCACGATATCCACCCCTCTTCCTCGCTGAGATACGCGAAGTCTCTACACGCTCGCCTAAACTCCATCGTTGTTTCTACTCCATCGTTCAATGCCAAGAGATCTTCCGCATCTATTCGTTGCATAGCTTCAACGATTGCAGCCGTAGCTACTTCTTCCTGCGTGCTTACACATTCGCGTTGTGGTTTCATCGCGCACCTCCGTTAGGACCGCATTTGCCGGCAATGTAGTTAATCCATCTCTCGCGGTTGAAGCGTGGATTTGTGCTAGCGCAAAAATTGGCCAGCATCTCGATTTGACTGGGAAGCAATTGCATTAACCCAGCTCTATCATTGTGAGTCCTAATTGCATCTGCTAACGCAATAAAGTGTTTCTTGCTCATATTGGCGCCCTCCAGCGCTATTAAATGCTTAGAATTGTCCGAATACTATTACATACAGCACTATGACTGAATCATCCCATACGCTACCGGAGTCTTTTTATCTGCACGACGGTATATTGCATACAGCTTATCTGGCTGATCCACGATTGCTAACAATCGTTCTATTTCCATCTCTACGGCCATACGAAAGATTGTAAATGAATCGGATGTCGGGACAAGCCCATTGCGTATCCACTCTTTGTGCGATTGTCCAAGAACGCGCTCTAATGCTGCAAGTGCTTTCCAGGCTTTCGCTACGTCCTCCTTGTACTTCGATTCAGCTCCGCGAACCTTTACTGGCAATGCTTTATTGCAATGTGGACAATTCATATTTTGTGCCCTCCAGCACGATTTGTTTATTGACCTACGTGAAATACTACATACAGCACATACAGAACCAATGCTATACCGATTAGACCTCCTGCGACCGCAAATAGCTTATCCGTAGAATGACCGTCTCTACCTTCGCTCATACGTTCTCCATGGCAATGATTTGCTCTTCTGTTGGATGTACATCTGTGAGTGCAACGAAGAGTTCTCGGATGGCTTTGTGCTCTCTGGCTTGTAGCACCTTGGTTACGCGGCCGCTCCCCGTGTTGATTGCCTTCACAATATCAACCTCAGTCGAGATGAGATCGTTAATGAGATCAATTGCTTTTCCCCCTGGAATCATGTTACTTCCCCTTTCCATGCGTGCCAGAGATTCGAACGCGATTTAGACCCACGGGCGTTACGGTCACCTTGTCATACTTGCTATAGAGCCGGGCTTGGTACTTTTCGCTCGCCGTATATCCTTTCGTGGTTCTCAAGTCAAACACTTTTGTTTCGCTCATTTTCCCCTCCCATTCGCAATTCTAATCCTCTCGGCCCTCTCGCGCGCAGCCCTCTGCAGCGCAAGCTTATCCGTTCTACGGTAGTCGATCAGCTTCTGATTGGTCTCTTCGCTCATGGTACCCTCCACTCTCTTCTTCCAGCTTGCTAACATCAGATGTAGTTCGTTATTCATTGGTCTAGCCTCCACTGAGCTCCATTTCCCTTGTACTGCCTTGATGTACTGAGATTATCATAAGGAATATAGAGCGCAATACAGTGTTTACTGTATATCATGCAAATAGTTGGAACTCGAATTGCTCTAATTGCAATAGAATGACCACGAATGTTAATATTGTGTTAAATTCTCTAATCTCAGGCAACCCGAGGCATATTTGGCTGAATCTGCATTGTAGGGCCTCGCGCGAAGAGATCAATGCTAATATAGACTTGCTAATGCCCCATAATCGACTCTACGCTAATCCTCACCCGTTAGCTCAATTCAGAGGCGTTATCAGCTGGTCGTGCCCACAATGCGAGTCGTTACACAAGACAAGAATAACTCCAGGTACATTCACTCTCGATTGCGGTACATGCGAGCGGAAATGGGGTTTTGGGCTGCGCTTCCTAAAACTCTCGCCAGGAATTAATCGACCACCAATGGATGCTACATTCCCTGAGATCGCAATATATAGGTCCGGAGGACGTGCGAATGCGGTGGATGAGTTATCCGATGAAGAACGTTAACCGATGAATGCACATCCGATGACGCCGGCGAAACTCGGCCGTAACTAATTCAGTTGCGTACTAACACCTACCACGCCGCTAGTATAGAATCAATACTATATATATAATAGTAATATCATAGATCTCGATTCGTTGTCCAAGGGGTGGGGGAGGGGGACGGCAAATCGGGAAGCCAGTTCTAGCCGTTCTTTAAAAAAAAATAATAAATTGCATCTTGACTTAGTACGTAAAACTCCGTATTATAATTCGAATGAGCGACAAAATCATTATGGACAAGCTCTACGAACTGTACGATGACCTTGGTTCGTGGGCCAACGTTGCTTCAAAAATTGGAATATCTCCGCAATATCTCAGCGACGTTGTTACCAAAAGATGCAAGATAAGCAACAAGCTGGCCGAGAAGCTTGGCTTTAGAAAGAATGTGGAATTTGTTGAAAAATCATAAAGTCTACATTTTGATTGATCCACGAGACGGAGAGATTCGTTACGTCGGAAGAACACAATTATTGTTGAAGGACCGTCTTTCCAATCACATTCATTCAAGAAATCAGTATACGCGAAGGGCTGGATGGATAAATGAACTTCTCGAATTGGGATTAAAGCCTGATATATTGATGATTCAGGATTGCGGAAGTGACATGATAGGAGTTGATAGAGCGGAAGAACAGTGGATTCGCAGGTTTTCTCTTGCTGGTTGTCAACTATTCAACGGTTCGGTTCATGATGAAAATATAATGTTTGGGAAGAAAATGCCCAGACCTGAATGGGTTCCATTACAATATGGCCGGTAAAAAGACCGTCAAGGACAAAGAAACCGGCGAATGGAAGGTTGTTCCTCGCCAGGGACCCCCGCGCAGGGATACCTACTTCCGTAGATTAGAAGATTCTATTGAGAAAGACGAACTGCTAGAGGTTCTAGACGCTTCTACCGATGAACGAGCCCATCATCTCATGTTGAGAATGCTAGATCCGGTAATTGGAAAGCGTACCCTGCCACAGTTAGCTAAGGAAGTCGGTCTATCCTACGCCCAGGTCCTCCAGCTCATAACCCGTCACAACGTGGAAGCAGGCATCCTCGCAATGGCCAGACGGGCTCCCAAGGTCCTTGAAGACGTAGCCATAGATTCAGAATCAAAAGAGGTGAAATGTGGACAGTGTAAAGGAACGGGGGAAATTGATGAGTCCGGAAGTACGGGAAGTAAAGGAACCGGAGAAGTTACGGAAACGGATAGTCCGGGTGAGGATCGACACAGCACATGTTTTGTATGCGATGGAACGGGAACTCTCCGTAAAGTCGGAGATGAAGCATCTCGTAAGCTCATGTTCGAAACTCTTAAGCTTACTGGAAGAGGAACTGGCCCCCAAGTCCAAGTTAACGTAGGTAGTAACCAGACCATGGAAGATACCATTGCAAGCGTTAGAGATGTCTTAGATGTGAAAGCAGAGCCGGATGACAAACAAAGCTAGGCTCTACCTCTTCCTAATATGCGTACTAGTGGCAATAATTGTATCTATGCTATTCGGCTGCGCTCCCGTGCGCCACGGTGCAGCTCCAGTTCCCGGTTGTATCGACGCTTCCGTACAAGTTCCCAGTGGTTGCTATGCGAATTCGATTCCAGACGGAGTAGAAGTTCGGTGTCCCACTAGTACCAATACCTATCGCTGTAAAGGAAAGAAATGAAAGTTCTAATCCCGGCTCTGTTATTTGCTATACCAGTGTTTGCACAAAAGGATATTCATTGTCTTAAGCCAGAAGGGTGTTTCAGCATAGATACCCATGTCAACGATGGTGAGTTGCGCATTGATAGGGGCAGCGGAAAGGTTCTAGATCATCGTTCTGGCCAAGACCTAATAAAATACATCTACTCCGCTACCGCACTGCTCTATCAGCAATCCGCTGACGGTGGTATGCACATGGATTGCACCGCTACGGCATTTGAGAAGACCGCCACGGGCTATCTCTTCGCCACGGCGAGCCATTGTGTGGGCGAAACCGATAAGGAGCACGAACGTGTCGAAGTCACTAAAACTAGGTTTTACATTACTTTTGACGAAAAGGAAGAAAAGAAGTTTTACCCCGCCAAGCTGGTTATGGCTGGTTATCAGCCCAAAGGGGATGACTTCTCTATCCTTTCAATCGAAACTGAAGATAAGGTTCCTCTGGTTCCTCTGGGTGATGAGAAACTGGAGGAAGCAGGAAGTTCCGTTGTCAACGTCGCTAGTCCGAACGGCCTTGGAAAACAAGCGTTCCATGGTTATGTCAGTTCTCCGTTTGTTGATAGGCCCGTTGTAGAGGACGACATAAACTGGCAAGGAGTGATGTTACTGCAGATACAGTCAGGTCCCGGGAGCTCAGGTAGCGCCATCATTAGTGCCAAGCAAGAAGCCATCATCGGTTTTCTCGTGGGTCACTTCGGAGAGAACACCTTCGTTATGCCGGTAAGCCGATTCCGTGCGTTCAAAGCAGCAGTAGAATCAGGAAAGTACAAATACTTCAAGAAGGACCAGGTAGAAGACGTAATGCCTGATAAGCCCGTGGGAAAGATAATCTCGGTACCGGCAACCGGATGGTTCGATCATGAAAAGACCAAGCCTGAGAGGCTAGATGTCCCTCATTGAAATCAATCCGGATGTAAAGCTTCTAGTCAAAGAACTGAAGCGTATAGCCTCGGCCCTTGAAGCGTACCTCATGCTCGTGCATCACTACCGTCAGGAACCGGTGAGTATTAAGGAGCTCCAGGGCGAAGAACCGGACGTAAGCTACTCCAGCGACGAAGAAACCATGAAACGGGAATTTGAGATAGCCATTGGAAGGGCTAAGGATGTTCTCTCAGAAGACGATTGAACGAGATCAGTCCCGCGTGGAGGCCGCTACCAAGCTTACGCTCAATCGTTATTCCATTGCCGAGGTCCAAACCCGTAAGGCCGATTTCAAAAGGTTGGTCAAGGATGACGGCACGCTATCCCGAGATCTTAATATGGATGAAAAAGCCTTCATCCGAAATGAGCAACTTCTATGCATGATCGACTTCCGTTACTGGTTACAGCGCTATGCCTCTTTACTTATGGATCAGGGTGGGCTTGGCTCATTCGCCGAACCATGGGAAAGCCAAGAAATCCTCCTAAGGGTAATAGCGGCAATTGAAGATGAAATGTTTGAAATGGCCCTTAGGGGAGATTCCGTGGATGGAATACTCATATTCCTGCATAAAGCCCGTCAACTCGGTGCTACGGCCATCGCAAGGGCCATTAGCTGCCATTCCATGCTATCCAAGGAACACACCCGCGCAATGGCAGCATCGGTAGACGAAGACAAAGTATTGGAACTATATGACAGAGACAAACTTATTATTGATAATCTTCCTTTCTATCTTCGCCCTAGTGTTGGTTTTGACGAGAAGGCGCAACACATCTTTTTCGACAAGCTTGGCTCCAGGGTCATTTATCAACTCGGAACTCAAAAAAGCGGTTTGGGACAAGGAAGGCAATTTGACGTTACTCATCTCACTGAATGTGCCTCTTGGCCCTATCCGGGAATTATTGAACACGACTGGATGCCAACTATCCCTCAATCCTTACGAGCTTTTGCTCTCCTTGAGTCTACCGCGCAAGGACGCGGCAACTGGTGGCACCAGCAAATCAAAAAGCTCCAAGAACATCGGCTAAGACGCTGGCACCTAGTCTTCATACCATGGTATGCGGAAGTTAAGAAGTATCGTGCTACGCCACCAACGGACTGGAATCCTTCAGACGAAGCCATGGCGCATGCAAAGAGGGTATGGGAGACCTCAAGCAAATATGTCGGAAAAGAAACCGTGCTCAGCAGGGAACAACTCTACTGGTGGCAATCAACCCGAGATGAATACTACCTCAGTAACAACCTGGCCGTGTTCTATACCAATTACTGTGCAACAATTGAAGAATCTTTCCAACATCGTACTAAATCAGCGTTTGGATACGACACACTTGAGTATTATCGGGCAAGAACTCACGAAGGAACCTCCTACAGATTGGACCTTGAAACTGCATGATTAAACCATCGGATTACAAAACCAAGATCGTTGTTGGCATCCCGTTCTCAGGCCGCTACGTTCCTCCCGAATTCGCCATGGCTCTAGCATCCTTCATCTGGCCGATGAACATCCGTTACTCCTACGTAGCTTGCAAGGGATTGCCACGCGAGAATGCCCGTAAAGAGATCGTAGCCAATGCCCGTAAGCTCAAGTCCCAGTATGTCTGTATGCTGGACGATGACGTAGTTCCTCCGTCCGATGTATTCCAAAAGCTCTCTTACCAGTTGGATATGCAACCGGAATTCGACTATATAGCTGGCGTAGTTCCATCGCGTTCCACTCCGTCAGAACCAATGATCTTCATGAACGAAGAAATGGGGGCTTACTGGCACTGGAGAACCGGAGACGTATTCGAAGTATCGGAAGCTGCTACCGCCTGTATGATGTTCCGTACCTCCATATTCGATAGTATCCCCGAACCATGGTTTATGGATCTAAACACCATCGAAGAACGTACAGCCGCCGGAGAAAAGATCGATGAAAATGTTAATCGCGGTGCCATGACAGATGATATCTACTTCTGTAGAAAGGCCAAGAAGTACGGTCATCGTCTACTGGCCCACGGCGGCGTTATCTGTCAGCACTATGGCCGTCACAGTGAGGTATTTGAACTCGATCCTGGTTCCTATCCGCTTCAGAAGGAAGGATGCAACATAACTGAGGCTCTTAAGATCGATGGCTGGATGCAGCCTAGGGAACTCCGTTGGCTTGCCGAACATGCCAGCACGAAAACCAATATCCTTGAGGTGGGATCATTCCTCGGACGTTCTACCCGGGCATTGGCAGAGAACACCAAGGGAAAGGTAGTAGCCGTAGATACCTGGAACATTTCCGATATCCCCAAAGGTTCAAGAAACGAAGCCATAGAGAGCCTTGATAATAAGCCGGTAGATTACATCTATGACCAGTTCCGTACCAACATGCTGGGACTCGATAACGTACATGTAATCAGGATGAAGAGTACAGACGCCGCCAAGACTATTCCAGACGATCTTAAGTTCGATATGATCTTTATCGACGCCGATCATACCTACGAAGGCTGTAAGGCTGATATCGAGACGTGGAAACCCAAGTTGAAAGACGGTGGAATGATTTGCGGCCATGATTACAGCTGGGAAGGTGTAGGCAAAGCACTGTCGGAATTGCTTCCCAGCGCTGAACGGGCTCAAGGCGACTTGTGGTATGTACCCGTATGACCAAGGGTGCAATAAATAAAAGATTGTGGATTGCCGCCAATAAACTGGCAGGTAAATGTCGTCGTTGTTCCAGGTTGTCGGTATGCGATGAAAATGGAAACAAATTAACCTCGTGTGAATATCATCGCAGGCGCAAACGTAAGGTTTTGGGTGTTCATGGCTATACTCAAGAAAATCTTATGTCCATTAATTACTTTGTTGAGCATACCACTGAAAATGACAGATGCTATGCTGCTGGACTTATTGAAGGAGAAGGATGCTTTCTTCCTGATGCAAGAAAGCATTCCAAAAGATCATTTCCATCTATCAGGGTTAATATGTGTGATAAAGAGCCTGTAGAATGGCTGTTCAAAATGTTCGGAGGATCATTTTCATTTAGAAAATCATTTAATCCTAAGCATATGGATCAGTGGGCTTGGTCATGTGGTGGTCGTAGAGCCGGTGCCGTTGCGGCATCTATTCACAGATACATTAAATCTGAAAGGAAAAGAAAAGCGGCTTCCTTGGTTGTTAAATCTGCCAGCATAAGTGGTTGGTGGAGGTCTAACAAATTTGCAACTCTTGATAGTGTAGTTCAAGTTGTTATTTCCAAGGTGAAAGGAGAATGTATGCTATGGCGGAATCTCCCTCATCGTGGAAGATAGGTAACAGACTCGTCGCCCCATATACGGCAGATGACGACGATGAAAGGGGAATCCTTTATGTCTGGGAACAACCTAGAAGTACCGAGACTTACGTCGTTTCGATTGATCCTACGGTTGGACGAGCTGGTTGGACAAGAGAATTCAGAACAGAAGCGGATCTGGACACCGACAATGCATGTGTGGAGGTCTTTCGTGCTGGACGCGGAGGACGCCCAGACGTGCAGGTCGCTGAGTATGCAGCGCCAATCGACGCTATCGACGTTGCTCCTATTGTTGCAACTATTGGATTACTCTACGGCGGAAGTCATGAGGACGGTCAAGCGCTTATCATCGGTGAAGTTACCGGCCCCGGAGCAGTCACTCTCCGCGAGCTCATAGACCACTACAACTACTCCAATCTCTGGCAATGGACCCAGTGGGGTTCCTCCCAGGTTAAACGTACCCAGAACTTCTGGTGGTATTCCTCCCGCAGTGCCAACAAGGACCTTTGGATGCGTGGCATGCACCACATCCAGAAACAAAGAGTCCAGATACACTCCAAATGGTTAGTAGAAGAGATGGCGGATTGCGTATCCGATATCTGGATGCTGATAGGAGAAGCCCGTTATGGCCGGCATGATGATCGTGTTATGTCTACCCTATTTAATCTCTGGGCTTTACATGATTGGTCTACCCGGGAAGAACTGGAACCCATGGAAAGACCGGTGGAAACGGGTGCGCCGAAGTGGGAAGCCTCGGACATGAGCTATGATGAGTGCATAGCGGCATGGAATCAGCGTGTAGCGGACATGGACAATGACTGAGAAAAACGTAATCCTGCTAATAAGTTACGAATACGTAAATTACGAAGTTCTTTCTACCCGTATAGCCGCTCTTTACCCAGCCACCGTCCACGTAGCATCAAAGAATGGTCTTGGCAGGGTGGTTCTAAACTCCAAAACACGTATCAAGGCCGTTCCCATCGAGTGGCGTCCCAACTATCAGAAGTCCAAGCTTGAAACGAACTTTGATGAGGCCCTAATATTCTGGGATGGCAACGCCTATAACCGCGTACCCGGGGAATGCAACCTTTTCAGCTCCGCCAAGTTCTTCGAATCTCACAATATCCCCTTTACGGTGATAGGCCCTGACGCGAAAGAGGTTGCACCATCCACTTTCTATGCTACATTCCAAGGAGAACATAAAATGGGCACTAGACCCAATGTAATAGTCGATAAACCGGTAGAACAACAGTCCTACGGTAACGACGGCAGCAAAACCAACACCAGAATCAGGGTGACTATCTCTATTCCGGAAGAAATGTACCAGCAATACGAAACTCAAGCCAAGCTTGCAAAGGTAACCGTAGAGAAAGTGTTAAGCGACAGGCTGCGGCAGTGCGTAGATCACACTAGCGGTCGTGGTTTGTACTTCACCGATGCTCAAAGGTCCGATATCGAACGTATTACCGGCGGACATCTCATCATGAGTGCTGAACAGGCCCTGGAGAAGATCAAAACTACGGTAAACCTCAAAGTTGGCGACATCAACGTTGAAGTAACTGACAGAGTTCTTGCAAGATGCGCCAGTAGGGCCAGGGCAGAGCGAAAAGACTTTGAAACCTACGTAAAGAAGGAAGTTATTCAAGGATTAGAAAGATCTACGGGTTTAAGGCCGTGGTGACCAATGTAGAATCAATGCCTGAAGTTGATTCCGTGAGAGGGAAACGGTGGGCGGCCTGTTCCGTGTGGCAAAAACAGGTAGTTGGTTATAAAAGGAGATAACATGGCAAAACAGAGAATCCCAATCGCAACATCTCACGATACCGACCCCGAAGGTAGCCGTCCCGAGAGCGATTTCGAGCATTCCCAGCGTTATTTGAACGACATTGATCGCAACACCTGGCGCGGGACTCATGCGCCGGCAAAGGGCGCTAAGGGGTTGGTCCACAAGATTTCCGTAGCTGAAAACGCACCACATATCTTCAAAGCTGTTTAATAGGAGCTAAAATGGCGAAGGAACACAAGGATTTCAAGGAAAAGCCGATCTTTGGCAAGTCTGGTGGCGGAAAACAGGGTAAATTCGGCGATGGCATGAAATCCAAGGGCAGCGGTCTCAAACCCAAGGGCTCCAAGAAAAAGTACTAATACAATGCCAAAGTTCCTCGACTTAGAGTGTCCGTGCGGCGCTGAAGTTACGGATATGTTCGTAATGAGGGTTCCAGAACACGTTATCCACATGGAATGCGGAAAAGAGATGGAACCTGTGTACCGTGTACGGAAAAAAGCCGTACAGGCCCAATGGTCCGATAGGGACGCAGTTGTGATATACCAGAAGCCAGATGGCTCCTTTGCGTATCCGGGCCGTAATGACCAGAGTACTCCTGCTGGCTATGAACGCATTACTCTACGTTCTCTTCGTGAAGTTGAGGCCCATGAAAAGAAAGCTAATGTTCGCTCTGAAATGGCTTGGTTCGACCGAGGAAGCGGAAGAGGGTTTGACGACCAATACCGTGGAGAAAGATACACCTAATGCGCCGTGAATATTCCATTTCCAACCTGCGGTGGATTTATGAATGTTGGAAGCTTAAAGATTTTTCAACGTGGCATTGTTTACGATGTGTAATCAACGGTTGGCATCCATTACCAGATAGGATATTTGTAGCAACTCCATTTCTTTCTTTTCTAAAGGATAAACGTGGCTGAGCCGCAACCACCGAAAGGAGCACTGAACGAAGATGAGAAGGCTCATCTTGATGAGGTATTAGGCTGGGCCAACGAGGCATTAACCGAAGGCGAAGCGTTTATCAAGTCCCAGGTAGGCTACTCCAACATATCCACCTGCATTGACTACATCATGGGAGATTACTCCAGAGATCTTACTCCCGGATCATTCTCCCGCATTATCGACAACCGTTTTGGCAAGATAGCCCTGGATTTCGCCGGTGCAATGACCGATATCAAGCCCTTTTGGGAATATCACACCTTCAACAAGAAATTCGAGCCCCAGGGCGATATGGCCAACAAGCTCACCAAGCATTGGTGGACTTCACGGCTTATTGACCTGAAGTTCGCGGATTGCATAAAATATGCCGAGGTAGCAGGAAGTGGTTACGCGCATCTTTTTTACAACGAAATGCTGGGTGATAACGACTGTGCGCCCGAGGACCCCCGTGACGTATTACCGATTCGTCCCGCCAACAATATCGTCCTCCAGGATGCAATGGGAGTCATTACCCGAAGAGAACGACCCCTTAATTATTTACGGGATAAATATCCTAGACAGTTCGCAAGAGGACTGATTAGGGCCGACCGCGATGCTGCGGCGGCCACCATGGAGAAGATCACCCGTGCCCAAAACCTCATGTCCAGAATGGGTTTCTCCGGTTTTATGCAGAACCTGTGGGCGTCTCTTGGCGGTAAACCCTCAGCCCACATGGTCATACCATCTGCCGATGTGTTTACCATGCATGTCAAGGATAATCACCGAAATGAAACCAGTAGTAAGGTATGGGTTGGAGAAGGCACTCCTGAAAAATCACCCAACTGGTCCTACTGGGTAGAACCCGGTGAACTTATATATCCTCGTGGCCGTACTATTGTATTTACTAGAACTTGCGTGTTGCGCGATGGTCCTAATATTTATTGGCATGGCCTATTTCCCATCGTAAAGATTCCCCTTGATCCCTGGCCCTGGACCTTCCTTGGAAAGCCTCCTCTCATGGACGTTCTAACCATGCAGGACGAGCTCAACCGCTTAATGCGCGGCGTAGCAGATCACAATCAAAAGGTCTTCCGTCCCGACTTAGTGGCCGACAAAAATTCAATGAGCCGAGCCGCAATGGCAGCTGTCGATACCCGCAAGTCGGGACTGAAGCTTAGAACCAACCCCGTGGCTGGCAAAGCAGCCGAATTCGTCTATGCTCAGCCTCTAGATCCGTCGGTGCAAGATTCCATCATAGATTTACGTGATGAAATGGATAAAATCACCGGAACCCGGGATATGCAACAATTTATGAATCTCGGCCAAATTCCATCCACAGAAACAGTAGAAAAGATCCTGGAAGCGATGTCGCCGGCAATTCGCATGCGCAGTCGGGTACTAGAGGCCGCTCTGCGCGAATTCGCCATGATGACCCTATCCAACACGATGCAGTTCTATACTTTGCAGGATAGACTGGCAATACTGGGCGAGCAAGGTATGACTTTTGAAGATGCCGACAACGATCCCGGTACCATGATTCCCGCATTCATGTCACAGGAGGACCAAAGGAGTGGAAAGAATGTTGATCGTCATATACGTGCTCGCTGGTTTCTTAAGCAGTTTACTTACGACATTGCTCCCGGATCTCTATTATCAGCGAGTGAGGTTACAAGTAAGTTACTCTACATTCAGCTTTTCCGGGCTGGCGTACTCGACGTGTGGACGCTCTGGGAAAAATTGGGAATACCTAACGCCGGAATGCCTCCTGGCGGAGAGATCACCATCACCGACAGACTTCAGGCTCAAAATCAAATGGGACTTGGACAGCAAGTAAGCACTACCGGACGTAAGGCTTCTGGTGAGACAATGCCCAAAGTAAAAGCCTCTACGGGGGGCATAACTGAATCAAAATGAGCGACCCTACCAGAATCGACGCTGGCATCAGCAAGGATGATCTCCACATTGAAATCATCGTCAATCCCACTAACAAGTCTATCTCCATCAAGGAGAATGTAAACGATCCCATCCTATTCCAATACCTTATGGGTCAAGCGTTACAAACATATAGCCAGCGTCAAATGAAGATTCGCGCCGAAATGAATAGCCGACGCATAACGGTGCCGCAATGAAACGTTTCCTAATACTTGCAGTTATTTGCCTGGGTTTCGTAGCAACATCTAAAGCCCAGACTCCTCCGGTCTGCACTTTTGCCCAGGTAGCATTCAACTCCGTAAACAACACCTTTGAGTATCATTGCCCCAACACTAATCAGTGGTTTCCGGCAACAATTACCGGTGGTGGCGGAGGTGGTACGGGAAACGGATTATTGGACCCAGGTGCAAACGGTATCGTTCTTAGAACCGCTGTAGATATCACAACAATAGCTACTTCTGCGGATATTATTGCTTTGTTTGGTGGCACCTGTGGACCCTCCAGCTTCCTTCGCGGTGACGGTACTTGCGCGACTGTAAATGCCTTTACTTATCCTTCTGCGGGCATAGCGGTATCTGCGGGAACATCTGGGCCATGGTCTGCATCGTTGCAAGTAGGAACTGCTCCAAACAACCTTGTTCAATTAAATAACAGTAGCCAGCTTCCTGCTGTAAGTGCTGCAAACCTAACTAACTTCCCTACGCTCAATCAAAACACCACTGGAAACGCAGCTACGGCAACGTCATTATCTGCTACTCCGGTTATATGCGGTCCAAATCAAGCGCCAAGAGGAATCGTAACTAACGGAAATTCTACGGGTTGCCAATCAATTCAGGCCAGTCCTGCTCCGGCTACTTCCATACAATATGCAGCCGGAACTTGTACCGGTGGAATTCCTTGCGTGGATACCAACGACGGAGTTTCGTGGGGAACCGCCAAGTTATCAATTGACAGGGCCCTTGCGGCTCTTCCAGGTGGAATTGGAAAACAAGCCGGAAAGGGAACCATATTTGTTGGTCCCGGAGCTGTAAGTAACTCCGCCGGCGCCCAATATGGAATATGGCTTATGGGTAGCAAGGACCCCAATTTCAATACTCCTCCAACCGGTTGGATGGTATGTGTTCAGGGTGGACCGGCATGCGATGTATATATCGTGGGAACCCCCAACGATGGTTTTGGTCCCAATACACACAAGCCCAAGGTTGGAATGAATGCATCTGGTGGAGGCTTCGATACACACCATCCTGCAGTATGGATATCGGGTACTGCCGGAGTATGGATGTCCAATCTTGATTTTCAGTATCCGGGAAGAGGATTGGTTATCGGAGAATGTTCAACCGGACTAAGGGACGGAACTTGCGCGGTAACCAATTCTACCTTTGAAAATGATGCATTTTTGCTAAACCAATTGCCGGGAAATGGTCCGTGTACCGACATTACAGGAGCTAGTTTCTGGCTATGGTTTAGAGATTTTGGCTGCGGTGGTAACGCTGTTAATGCTTCTGGCGGTATAACTGCGAACAATGCAGCGGCTATGTTAATTGATGGCACCGGTAACACTGGAAATGGATTAATACATGTTACCGACACCTCGTTTGCCGCTGGCGGAATTAAATTTATCCCCGGTCCCAATGGCGGGGGACTCTACGCTGACAACATCAACGAAGAGGGAGACTTCGTTCACCAGATGCCCCCGGTTGTATGGTTTACCAGTTTCCCGGTACAAACGGATTGTAAACTATCTAACATACAACTAATCGACTCTGCTTCATCTACTGTTGTTGTAGAGAATGACGGTGGCGGTCCGGGATGCACTATTCTCAATGCTCTTGGGCAAATTACCGGAGCCAACGTTGTCGTTAGCCAAGATATTAGAACTCTTATACAGAACAGTCCCAATCCAAGAGGACAAAGGCAGGTTGGATTCTTCAACGGGTATGAAGTTGGAGAAAATGACGTAGCTCGCCGCATAGCGGGAATTACCCCAGCTAGGTTTACAAACTTAGCTACAAGCTTTGCCAGTGGATGGACCTTAAGTAGCGCCCCTGGAAATACGTTGACAACGGGAATTCTTGATCCGTTTGGAGGTACCTCAGCCGGTACTATTTCATCTACTGGCGCCGGAGGTGCCGTATTTCTTTCTCCGGGAAGCGGCAGTTGTACTCAGGCATATACCCCCACTTCTGGTGATTGGCTTATTACCGGTGGTTGGGTAGAACTTTCTTACGTAGTTACCAATCCTCCCATAAACTTTAACTATTGTTCATTTCCCACTCCTACGTTTTCTCAGACCTTTTCTAACCTTCCTATTACTAAGCCAGATGGTGGAAGTTGGTCCTTCGTATGGACTGCCAGCAAGGTTTCCGGTGGGAGTGCAACCCATCTAGGTTCAGCTGCTTCATTCTCTCTTGGCTTTCCTCTTACCATCTATGGACCGGTTCTTTACATCATTCCAGCTGGAACCATAAGCGATAACGAAGTTTTAGAGTTTGTTTCCAGCATGAATTCCGTGGATACCAATTGCCCAGCAGGTTCCGTATGTACTATTCAGGGACATCCATTGGTAGCTGATACGTATGGAACTATACTGGATTGCGCCGATCCATCTTCTCCGGCAGTGTGTGGTGCTTCGGCAACAGGAAGCATTGCGGTTCCCGCTGGAGCAAACTCCACCCTAACCGTAGGGGCCAACAGGGTTACTGCAAAGAGCCAGATACTTTTAACCATCGATGCCAGTTTGGGAACAAGGCTTAGTGTTACTTGTAATACTACCGCTGCGACCTTGGTTCAGCCGTTTGTAACATCTAGAACTCCCGGAACCGGTTTTACAATAGAAGTTCCGGCAACAACATCTGTGAATCCAGTATGTGTAAGTTATATGATTATCAACTGATATGGCTAACACTCAAGTACTAGCGTCTGACAATTGGGCTGGAGGCTCATTATCCGCTAGTTGGGCTGTACTATTCGGTATCCTTAAAGGGCAGGTAGTTGGCACCACGCCAAAACTGGTTGAGCCGAATGCAACGAGCACAGAAGCCGGGCAGATTTGGACTGCTCTAGGTGTTCTAGGAGAGCAAAACTCCGCAGTCGTAGTACAGACATTGACTAATGAAGCCGGTACATTTCTTTCTTTGCATGTCAGGTTTGCCTCCGGAACCAAGTCTGGCTATCGCATGGATATCGCCAATGCCAAGCTGAATATCTATCGTTGGGATGCCGGAACGCCAACGCACCTTGGTGCTACGGACTTAGCCATCACAGCTCCTGTGGCTGGTGATGTCATCAGATTTCAAGCCGCCGGTGCTGCGCTAACTGTTTACATTAACGGAAGGCTTATTGAATCCGTATACGACGGTACTTACACAACCGGCTATCCGGGATTCTCGCAATACTCTTCAGTAGCTATAGCTCATACACAAGTTGCTTCTTGGGCTTGCTACTCGAACGTTAATCAGGACGGTATCTGGCAGAAGCAAGGTGTTACGTTTGCGCCTATAACTGGTGACTTGCCGAATGGTATTCAGTGCCACAGTCCAATCATCTACGAGGGTAACGCGCAGATACTTTCGGGCACCGTCTATAAGATGTGGTTCGACAATTTCACTAGTATGTATTATGCTGAATCGACAGACGGTATTACTTGGACAAGGAAAGCCGCTTCTCTACTAGGACCGGGATTAACCAATACCTCCGTTTTTAAAGTCGGTTCAACTTACTACGCTTATGTGGAACAGAACTCCAACGCCAATGGCCCTATTCAAGCTTACACTAGTTCTGATGGCATTACTTTCACGCAGCAGAATGCTTCAGCCATCGCTATCGGCGGAGTGGGTACGTGGGATCATGCCAACCTTGGGGGAATTTTTGCACTTACAGTAGTTGCCGGAACTTGGTACGCTTATTATGGTGGATGCGCGAATCTGGCCACTACGCCATTTTCATCCGGCCTAGCTACTTCAACCGATGGCATCACTTGGACTAAATATGTAAGCAATCCGGTATTGAGCCAGAAAGGTAATTTCTTCGGCCTCGTTGTAGTCAATGGAAAGTATTATACTTGGGTACAATCGAATCAGCCCGGGCAAGGTTCCGCCGCTCCTTTTTTCGATCCAGTTGAGAGTATTCGTTATGTTTCTACCGATCTACTAACTTGGACACTTGATAGCCACTCTACGCAGAACACGCAGGGTTTCGAGTCTTATAATAGCGTAACTGGCTACGCCACTGGCGGAAATCTCATTGACGTAGGTGGAGTAGCTTACAATTACTTGACCGTTGGAACCGGTGACGTAGCGGGAGCTATCGTTGGCCAAGTGCAACTGGCAATAGGTCCAGCTGCTACATCGTCCATTGTTACTAAGTCTGAAAGTGCCTGGACTCAGGTAGCTACCGATGGCTTCACCTCTGGAAACGGAGATTTAAGCGGTAATTGGGTAACTCCCACAGGTGGAACGAAACTTAAGATTGTCTCCACTAATCTTTGTGAGCCAACTGCGGCAGCCACTAACTGCCAGATGCTTTATACCGGAACATCATTCTCAAATGACCAATATTCCGAAATAACCATTGCGACTATGGGCGGAGAGCCGGATTTTTGCCAACCCATCGTCCGCGGGCAAACTGGAGCCAAAAGTTTTTATGCCGTGTTGATTGCAGGACCTACCGGCTCAGCATACGCAGCACAGGCGTACATCTATAAGGTAGTGTCTGGAAGTAGTACGCAACTAAGTTCTACGGCTCCGCAGATTACACCGCAAGTTGGAGATGTTTTCAGGCTTCAGGCAGTTGGCTCTAGCCCGGTGCAATTGTCATTTTACCAGAATGGGTTTCTGATCCTTACGGCTGAAGATTGGTCCAATGCATTCACTTCTGGCTCTCCTGGAATTCAACAATACGCACAAACGACACTTGCGAATGCACAATTAAGTCTATGGGCAGGTGGAAATGCTGCGGTTATTCCTACTTATGGAATTACCGTAAGCGGAACAATAGTAGATAGCCACGGAGCTGCACTTTCTGGAGTTACGGTTGCTTTTACGGGACAATCCAGCACTACCACGGACGGTTCTGGAAATTATTCATTTGCGGGTATTGTCGATGGTTCTTACACAATTACACCATCAAAAACAAACTATAATTTTGTTCCACAGAGCACACCTGTAACGGTTTCAGGGGTAGATGTTCCCGGTGAGAATTTCACTGCCTATACTAATGTAACTAGCGCTAGTGGTGGTTTGCCAGTAAACTTCTTTGGTAATACTGTAGATTAAGGAGCTATATGCTATATCAGACTCAAGTAACCATTGCATCGACGGGAACGGCGGTTCCCTTGGCAACTACGGGGACTACGGCCAAGCCACTACATGCTACGTGGGTTCAAATACAAAGCTTTTCTGCCAATAATGCTGCAGGTCTAACTATCGGCGGTAAGCCCGCTACGCCCAGCGTGGCTTCTGGTGCCAACCCTGGTGTCGTATTGGCTCCTAGTGGTATTCAGTTTCTACCGGCTACCGGAGCTCCCGGTGCGTATCATCTAACGGAGATCTACGTTAACGGTACCACTGGCGATATCGCCAACGTCCTGTACTTCAAGCGGTAAGGCTTCAGTTGAAAGGGGTTGCGTGAATTCCCCTGATAGGATTGACTACAGTCATGGCTAAAGATGGTCATTGGATGGAGCATGCCGCTGCCAAGATGAAGGCGAAAGGCACTGTAGGTAGTTTCGGAAAGGTTACTCCTAAAAAGATTAAGGCTGGCTTGGCTAAGGGTGGTAAGCAGGCTAAAAAAGCAGCATTTGCTAAGGCGGCGCTAAAAGCGAAACACTGATGCCAGCGGTAAGCAAAGCACAGCAGAAGGTTATGGCGATTGCGGAGCACGAACCCGGCAAGCTGTATGCGCGTAACAAGGACCTATCAAAGATGAGTCATTCGCAGTTACATGATTTTGCCGCAACGCCCACCAAGGGGTTGAGGCAGCACGTAGATAAAACGGTATCCCGCGGTAAAAGCGTTTCTAAAAGGAGCAAGTAAATGGCTAAGGATTTGGTTTCAGGTTCTCCCAGCGATTCTATCGCTACTAAACACGGCGGGTCAGTCAAGCAGTTGACCCATACCAAGCATCCCGGTGGACATGCGAAGCACAGTAGCGGCCACAAGGGTGGCAAGTCGCACGGTCCTCACGGGAAAAAGATGTAAATGGCGGCAGGCGCCCAAACTCAGGATAGTACTACCAGACCATCAAGGCTAGACGGTCCTCCGCCATTGCCGCCTTCGTTGAGCGATAAGAAGGCACCGGATCTGGCGAAACTGGCAGGTACACCATCTGGTACCCCGCCAACAGGGCAGTTGATGCAGGTGGTACTGGAACACGCGCAGTTAGCGGAACAGATACTAACCTCGTTAGGGCACATGTTGCCATCTTTTGTTCCAGTAGCGGCTCAGATCATAGCAAGCATGAGACTTGGGGTAATCTCTTCCCTGAAGAACTCTCAGGGCAATCCCCAGCAATCTTTGGCTCAGGGTGCGGGTCCATCGCAGCCAGCTCCGCCGCCAGACCAGGGTCAACAGGCCCAGGCTCCGGCGCCGGCAGGGGTGCAACCGCCTCCGGGTCAACCCGCAATTCCAGGTGCTGGCGCTGGCCAATAGTACGATCAAATTGGTTAGCAGGTACTGGCGGAAAGGCAAGTAATGTCAACGATTCAAGAATATCTCGATACGCTGGCTCAAACGGCTGGACTTGAAGATGAAGTCAAGTCTGCGCTCAAGAAGGCGCTCGGGAACGAGAAGTTTGCAAAAGAGTTGGAAAGCGGCGTCAAGCGGCATTCGGATTACTCTAGGGCTATGGATGAAGTTCGGGCTCAAACTACAAAGTTAGAGACCGAAAAGAAGTCCTATCTGGAGTGGTACGACAACGCTCTTAAAGTAGACGCCGCTAGAGAAGAGGAATTGCAGCAGTACAGGGCGGGTAAGGGTGGTACAACCACCGTTACTCCCACAACTGTTGTTAATCCCGGCTTCTCTAAAAAGGAAATCGAAGACCGGGAAGGCAATCTTATTCAAATCGTAAAGCAGGGTATGCGACTCGCCTCGCGCCATGCGGCAAAGTTTGGTGAGGAACTTGATACGGATGCCCTAGAAAAGCTCGCCGTAGAAAAGGGTCTCAATCTCGAACGCGCCTACGATGAATACGTTCGCCCCCGAGTCGAAGAAGCCCGGCAAAAGGAATTTGACGAAAAGGTTAAGCTGGCCCGCGAAGAAGGCATCCGCGAAGGCTTATCCAAGCGTGATCTTCCTGGCGAGGGTGAAAAGGCTGCTTTCCATCCCATCTTCGGCTACTCAAAGGCAGTCGAAGCTACTAAGGGATTGACGGGGCAGCAACGAGTCTCAAGCTTCGAAGAAGCATGGAACTCGGCAACAGCAAAGAAGTAAGTAATTTTGGCCGGAGCGCCAAGGATGCGCTAGTCGGCAACGAGTAGTCAAATGGCAGATCTGGATCAACTTAACGTTGCGACAGAGCGCTACATCCAGGAAACTCCCGCTCTAGTCGATAACGTCTTTCAGGCTGATCCCTTGCTAGCCTATCTGAAACTCAACGTCCGCGACGATTTTGATGGCGGTACGCTGATTCAGGAAGGTTTCTTCTACGATGGACTCATCGGCGGCCCGTACTCCAAGGGTCAAGAGTTCAACATCACAGAAAAGCAAGTGGAACAGGCAATTCAGCTCAACATGAAGTTCTTTGAAGTCAACGTCACAATGTCCTTGGAAGACATCAAGGTCCTTAACAAGGGTCCGCGTGCAGCTTTCAAGCTCATTGACAGCCGTATGACCAACGCGTACATGACGATGGGCGCTCAAATGTCCATCCTCCAGTACCTGAACGGTCAGAACGCTGGCTACACGTCCAACTTCAACGGTTTTGCAGAAGCTCTCAACGACAACGGCACGGCGAGTTTTGACGGCAACACCTACGCTACCTACGGTGGTATCACCCGTGGCGGCTCTGTGTCTCCGGCTCTTAACTCGATTCCGATCAACGTCGCCGGCGCTATTGAATACAATACGCTGGAAGAGACTTACGGAACCGCATCGTTTGGCAACATCGAAGCTAACCTGGGCGTAACCACAGTTCTTGGCTACTCCTATGTTAAAGAGAAGTTCCAAACACAGCAACGTTTCAACGATACTCAGGACCCTGCAATCGGATTTAACGGACTGAAGTTCAACTCAGCCACGATTATCAAGTCGCGTTACGCTCCCGGTTCCGCAATCAGCGGCACTTCGGACAAGAACGCTGTGACTGCGCTTACCGTTATGTCTCAGGGTTCCGTCACTGCGTATCCGACACTTACCGCCGAATCGTTCTGGTGGATCAATGCGCGGAAGCCGTTCTTGCGCTTCTATGTTAGCGACGATCCCCTGTTCGGGTTCGGGTTCACCGGTTTCAAGCCTGCCCAGGGCAACACGAAAGTCTCGGGTCAGGTTCTCGCCTCGTGCCAGATTACAGTTCCTGGCCCCAGGTACCACAAACAGCTTTACGGGATTACAGGATAAGGGGGTATATAGAAAATGCCAGCAACAAACCAAGATTCAACAGTATATATCTCTACCGGTAACCCGGAAACATTCTTCAATATCACCTCGCTATACAAGCCCGGTGAATTGGGGAAGCGTTTCACCGCCCTAAATGGCAAGCGTTATCAAATCGTTCAGGTGGACTCTGCGGCTTCTACCATCACAGCTACCGTGGCTAATGGCCTCGTGTACTGGACGGATCAGAAGAACTACAAAGTTACGCCTAACGAAACCGACTCGCTTAACCTCGGCCTTATCAACGGTGTCGCGGGACGTTGCCCCGGTATCACCTCGGCAGGCAACTACTTCGCCATGCAAATCGCAGGTTCTGCCGTACTGGTCTATGGTGGTACAACCACCGCAGGCGCAGTTGGCGGAGCAGTGATTGGCAAAGCGACCACTCTCAGCGATGCTAACGCTGTTACCTACAACACTGCTCCGACCAACAAAGTAGTTGGCTGGGTCACCGTTGCGGGTACCACAAACGCCATCACTTGCAACATGGTGCTGGATGACGAGGAGGTTGGCTAATGGCAGCTGCCACTATTACCAGTCAGCGAACCAACGTTGATGGGGCACTTCGTGAGAAGTATTACGTTCTCACGGTTGCCGACACCAACACTCTCGTTACCGGTCTTCACATTATCAGGTCCGTTGGTTTCAACGACTCCCTGATTACTAAGGCTGCGGTATCTGGGGGTACGATTACGTTCTCGTGCTCCAGTACCTCCACCGGTGCATTGGTTCAAGTAACTGGTCTCTAACTCTAGGGAGCGAGTGTGATATGCAGGAAACCTATCAGGAGTTGTGGCGTGCGCTGCAACTCCATAGTTCCATTCTGCCGACCACGCTCGCTCAGCAGTTTATTCGTTCACGCTTCCGCGATATCCGCCGCAAGCGTCTATGGTCTTGGCGCATAGCGCAATCACAATTCATTACTCCTGCCGTATACAGTACTGGTTTGGCCAGCACCACACTAAACTCCCAGTTCGTTATAGGTGCCGGAACTCAATGGACCAGCGCATTAGTGGGGCAGCAATTCCGATTTGGTGGAGTAGCTCCCATCTACACAATAGTAGAAGTAGACGCCCCCAACAGTCTTCAAATTGACCAGCCGTATGGTGGGGTTACTTCTCCCGATTTTACCGGTTATCAGATCTTTCCTGCTTATGTGACTCCTCCGTCTGACTTTCAGGACTTCATATCTCTCAAGGATACGTTTAATAACTATCGTCTCTACCTGCACATGACGCAGGAGCAATTGGACACTTACGATGCACAAAGAGCTTGGGCTGGTAATCCTTATGGGGTTGCCGATTATCGCTATAGCACTTCTCCTACTGCTGGCAGTGTGGGTACTTGCACGCTTGCTGTTGGTACTCAGGGTGATTCTTTACCCTTTCTCTTCGGTACTTACACTGGTCGTACTAAGTCTATTTTCGTTGTTACGGTTACTACGGGTGGTCCTACGGGTACGGCGGTATATAGTTGGTTTAAAGACAGTGCTCAGCCCAATGCTGGGATACTTACAGATAATTCAGCATTCCTACTTCAAGATGGTGTTAACATCCAATGGCCCTTGGGAACCAACTACACCCAAGGTGACGTGTTTGTAGTATCCTGTACACCAGGTTTCTCCACACAGGTTCCCATGTACGAACTGTGGCCTTACTCCATGGCGCAGCGCGTATATCCTTTCATCTATGACAAAAGATTCCCTGACATTGACGATCCCAACGGAATGTTACCTCCTTTTATTGATGGTGATATCCTTGTCAAAGGTGCTTTGGCAGATGTATGCCGTTGGAAGGGTACACAGACGGCGCCGAATCCGATGTATGGACTCGACACTGCGGTATCATTCGATAGAGAATTTGAACATAAGGTAGCGGAAATGGAACGGGAAGATGACGAAACCTATCTCGTGGATGTACGCTACCAAATCAATGCCTGGCAGGGCTTAGGTATGGCTCCATGGCCGTTCGCCATGGGTGCCGACTGGGCTCAAAGTCACGGTGTAAGCGCTTAAAGGAGAGTTATGGCAGAGCATAAACCAGATAAGTCGTTGGTAGAAACCCCAGTTGAGTATATTTGTGGGGACCCCGGTGTCCGCGACGGTGCGGGTACAACGGATACCATCTATGGGCTTCAAGGACCAGAGGGAGTTAGCGCGAATGGCGGTATTAAGTTCAACCTAATTCGCACTGATCTTACTTCTAGTCCTTCTGATGAGCCTTCAGATGCCAAACAGTTCAAGGGTCAATCCAGCGACTAAGAGAGGCTCTAATGTTTCGCAGGTTCCTCATAGCTCTGGTAGTAATGGGGGCACTATCGGCCTGTTCTTTAGCCAATGAGAAGCGCCAGGGTAATTGTGTAACTGCGGCCGGAACGCAATCCCTTGGCTGCACAGTTACCGTGTTCCTTACGGGAACCACGCAGATTGCCCAGATATATCAGGATAATGCCAATACACCCAAGAACAACCCATTTACCGCTGATGCCAATACCGGCGCATGGTTCTTCTATGCCGCCAATGGACGACTGGACGTGCGTTTCAGCGGCGGTAATCCCTCCATTACTCCGGCGTATACCTTATCTGATCTGTTATTTGAAGATCTTTTATCGCTTACTTCCGGAAGCCCAATACTTCCATCCCTGGGATCTACCAGTGCCAACATAGCGCAATCGGGATTCATTCAGATGGCTCCAGGAGATTGTTTGTCGTGGCGCAACAATGCCAATGCTGTAGACAACTGTCTGACCGAAAATTCAAATGACCTGTTGGCCTATTCTGGAGGAATAATTCCCACTACTGGAACAACGATATTAGCCTCCGGAAACTGTGTTCAGGCTGGTCCCAACAATACCCTTACCACTATTGTGGGCGCCTGCAGCCCTCCAGCCAGTGGGACGGTTACTGCCACCGGTTCTCCTTCTGTCCCATTTCCGGCAGTGTGGAGCGGAGGAACGTCTATATCTTCTCCGGGAACTAATAACATAGCCATACCGGTTGCCAACAACATCATTACCGTTGACGGAAGCCAGATTACTACTCTTGCCCAGGCGCTTTCCCTGTGCCCATCAACCGGATGCACCGTGGACATGCGCGGTAATGCTTCGGCCCTAAGCTTAGGAACCATAGATGTTGGCAATAATGGAAAAGCCCTTACATTGCTACTTGGACCATTTAGTTATACTGCCACGCAGATCGTTCTCCGCACAGGAACTAAGATATTTGGTATGGGCGCCACAACGGGTACGACGCTGGGAACGAGCATAACTGCTACGAGTACTGTTAATCCCCTAATTATCTCCTGTACTTCCTGCTCAACCGATCAGCCTTCTGCCCACGTTGAATTAAAGGACATTAACCTATTCGGGGCTTCTAACGGTTCCAATACCAGCGACGGTATTTTCTTCGACTCTTCGGTATCGACCAGTGGACTTGGCGGTGTTTGGTACTCACTTTT